CCAGAGGCGTAATGTTAGGTCTGGGCACAGCAGTAAATAGAGGTGGGTTTGTCAGCGCAGCACCTGCTGCAAAACTTCTTGATACGTACTCAGGTGCAGCCGCTGCTTACAGCTTGCGGCAGCTTTCTAATTCTTATTCTGGGAATACTGTTAAAGTGAGAAGAGCTAGCGATAATGCAGAGCTCGATATCAGCTTTTCTAATGGTGAATTAGACACTTCCGCTATATCTACTCACTGTGGATCATCAGACGGGTTTATCTCGGTGTGGTACGACCAATCAGGAAACTTAAATAACGCTACTCAATCTACAGCTGCGAGTCAACCAAAAATTCACGACGCCACGACGGGCGTGTTGACGGAGAACGGGAAGCCTGCCATTGATTTTGATGGTAGTAATGACCAATTATTTAGCGCATCTACATATACACCTACGACAAGCATGGCGCAAATTGTTGTTGCAAAAGGTTTATCAAGTTCAGTTGACCAAATAATAGGAGACACGTCAGACCGAAAAGCGGGAATGTCTTTGAGAATACAAAATGGAGATTTTAATTATTTCAACGGAACAACAAGTTCTTTCAATTCCTTAACGCAGACGGCAAACGACAATCAAAATCTTCACTTTTACGGGCGGGACACTTCGTCAAATTTTTACGCTCGATTGAATGGCTCAGAATCAAGCACAAGCATAAGCGCAATAAATACAACCGCGCAAAATATTTATCTAGCTGCAAGGCATGACGGAAGCCTTGATTTAGACGGCACAATGCAGGAATACGTTTTGTATTTAACAAGTCAAAGCGCAAATAAGACAGCTATCGAAGCTGAAATCAATACCTTTTATTCTATCTTCTAATGCTAGGATTAGGAACATCAGTAAACAGAGGCGGATTTGTAAGTGGTGCAGCAGCCGCGAAACTTCTTGATACGTACTCAAGCGCAGCCGCTGCTTATTCTTTGCGGCAGCTTTCTGATTCTTATTCTGGGAATGCTGTTAAAGTGAGAAGAGCTAGTGATGACACAGAATTAGATATAGGCTTCTCTAGCGGGGAACTTGATACTTCAGCATTGGCTACTCACTGCGGCTCTAGTAATGGCTTCGTGGTAACATGGTACGATCAATCGGGCAACTCAAATAACGCTACTCAAAGCACAGCTGCAAATCAGCCAAAAATTTATGATGCAACCGCTGAACGACACATAACCGAGAATGGGAAGCCAGCTATTGAATTTGATGGTGGCAATGACGGACTTAATATTAGCCCAGCAATTCTTGCGTCTAGTCAAAAGTATACTTTCACGGTTCATGCTGTTGACTCAGGTGATACAGTGTGGTCCATATTTTGTGAAGCAGTAAGCACAGACGTAGTACCGTTGGCTCAGTCGGGAAGCGGTGGAGGTATTGTTTTTGGCTACACGCTCAATTCATTGCACAAGGATGGAGGCTCAGCATTTAGTGGCACGAGAAATGACCTGTATAGCGCTTACACATCAGCGGGTCAAGCTTTGACGACGATTGATTTTTCTGGCGATGGCATTGGCGTTTTGTTTCAAAGAAATAGTTTTCTCATGACTGGAACAGCTCAGGAAATCGTCATATATGGCTCTGACCAATCCAGCAACCGCACAGCTATCGAAGCTGAAATCAACACCTTCTACTCAATCTTCTAAAGTGAGTTATAGAAACGCTGTACCGCCATTCTGCCTTTCTGCGATAGCGCATATCTTACACGGTAGTTAAACTTGGTCTCATCTCTAAACAAATGATCTTCTAGGGTTTGAGACGGCGTAAGCTTGTCGAAGTGCTTGTATAGGTACCCTAAAGACACTAAAGGGTATATCATCCTGTCAGCTAGGTTCTTTTTATTCATGCCGTACTCACCTGCCACCCACGATATAGTAAAGAACTCCAGGTCGTAAACAAACAGCATAAAATATAGATAGCTTTTAGTAATCTCACCATTTCCAATAAAATCCTCTAAGGCGTTTTTTAGATTCTTTAAGTGATTGCTTTTTACAAATCTTGTGGGTAATTTAGAGAAGTCTCTAAACATCCTGGTTTTCTTCACTTGAGACCTTGGCATATTACTTCGTATATTTGACTTATACAAATTTACATCATGAACCCGAAAGACACCCTCTTCTTTGCCGAAATGTACTCCCTCGTCAAAAAGATGGAGGAGACGATTGATGAGTTCGAAATGAAAGATCGCACCCTAGCCTCTATAGTTATCGGAGTAATAGACTTCGACGCCGTTGAGGAAGATGACGGAAGTGCAGAAATGAAAACAATGTACAGCTTTAACCTTGAGAATAGGGACGAACTGGAGACGTTGAAGCAGGTTATGGATACCGCTTATTCGGATGACGACTCATTAGACAATATTCTTGGTGAATTGGGCATATCCCTAAACTAACATGGAAGGTCTTATTAGAAAAATTGTGGTCGGAAGAGACCCTAAAAATGGCATGGCCTATTACGTAGGCATGAGAGCAGGATCTGGAGAGGTCTCAGCTATTGTTGAAGACGAAAGACAGCTCCATAAGTTTGGAAAACAGCGATATCTTATATACATTGAGAATGATGAAGGTACTATGCTGTGGAAGGCAGTAGATGAAATGCCCTGTGTGCTTGAATTTGATCTAAATTTTTAATGAATGAAGACTTTTAACTTATTCGTAGTCGAGTTAGAAAAGACTATAGACGACACCATTACAACGAGTGGTGGATTAGAATTATACGTAGACAATAGATTCAATGAATTTGAAAATAGAATTACAGAAGGCCCTGTCGTGGCTGTCCCGTTCAAGTACGATACTGGGGTCAAGCCTGGCGACACGCTTTACTTCCATCACCTCGTGGTTATCAATGAAGGTCAGCCACTTACTGGTGATGACAATCACTACCTTGTCAGATATGATGAAGATCATGCTATCAATAATCAAGCTATTGCTTTTAAAGATAGCAGTACTGGTGATGTCCACCCTCTTGCGGGTTGGAGTCTTCTTGAGGCTATCGAAGAAGAAGAAGTTCAAGAATCGAAGCTTATCGAGGTTGTCAAACTTAGCGAGAAGCTACCAACAAGAGGTAGGGTCGCGTTTTCGTCTACTGGTATTGAAGAGGTAGGTCTTTCCGTGGGTGATGTGGTTGGATTTAAAGAAAATCGAGACTACAGAATTACTATTGACGGAAAGGAATACTATAGAACGAGGGTTGAGGACCTGCTTTACAAAGAAGTTTAATGGCTAGCAAGTTTACTACCGTAAGCGCCTCCATGAGGCTCATGCAGAGCATGGAGATTGCTATTAACAATATGATTGAAGAAGTTAAGAAGCCTGTTGATCCCGAAGCGGGAGGTTCAGCGCGTAAGGCTGAGCTCCAATCCATAAAGCAAACGGCTATTGACTGTAAAGAGCTTTTGGTGGAGCGCCAGAGGCTAGAACAAATGGTTAAAGAACTAAACGACAATGGAGAAATCGAAAAAGACAAAGACTACTCAGGGGGATTCGCAGAAAGATTCTCTAAATAGCGCTAGCGGATTGATCTACTGGGACGACTATAACTTTGATAATCAAAACAATACAGCCTGTAACCTAAAGGTAAACTTTAAGCTCTCTTAGCTCAGTCGGTTAGAGCATCCGACTCATAATCGGCAGGTCCCAGGTTCAAGTCCTGGAGGGAGCACATGCACCAGTAGCTCAGTTGGATAGAGCATCTGCCTTCTAAGCAGACGGTCACAGGTTCGAATCCTGTCTGGTGTACGAATTAAATTAAACAATATGCCCGATCTAATTTGCAAAGAATGTAAAACAGAGAAATCTGTAAGAAACCTCACTATGAAGTTTAAAAACGGTAGTGTCTACTACCCTGAAGGACAGTGTGAGTGTGGCGAACAAATGGAGATTAAAAACCCTAAAGATGGTGTACCTTTGTTGGGTAGAATGAACTCACACGGACAGAGCTTTTGATGTCCACTATAATCGACATAAAGGGGTATGAAACTAAAGGGATTAAGATCGACCCTAACGGTACAGAAGGACAAGTTGTCGAGCTCCACGGGTTACTCGTGGTCCTGCCAAAGAAACCGCGCAAATCGGAAATTCTCTTCCATGACCAGCCAAAGAAGTTGCAGCTGTGGAAACGCATTCCTATGCCAGAGGAAATGCGTAGGATACGCAGTATGGATGAGTGGTTCGAAAAGCCTGCCGAGTTTCGGAACAAGTTTCGTTCTTACATCGAACAAGAGTTTCAGCGTAGGCGCGACGGTGTATGGTTTTACAATAATGGGGAACCTACGTATATTACAGGGAGACACTATATGTTTCTACAATGGTCTAAAATTGATATCGGATATCCATCATACCTCGCTTTCCAAAAAGACATCTTTACGCACATGGCTGCTTGTGAAGCTGACCCTCGTTGTTTCGGTCAGCTTTATACTAAGTGTCGTCGTTCTGGCTACACTAACATATGCTCTGCTGTCCTTGTGGATGAAGCTAGTCAAGTTAAAGAGAAGCTTCTTGGCATACAGTCGAAAACTGGTAAAGACTCGCAAGAGAATATTTTCATGAAAAAAGTAGTCTCTATTTTTAGAGGCTACCCATTCTTCTTCAAGCCTATCCAGGACGGTACCACAAACCCACGTATGGAGCTTGCATTTCGTGAGCCGTCAAAGCGTATTACTAAAAACAATAAGACCTCACATAGGGGTGACGCTTTAAACACGGTAATTAACTGGAAGAACACCACGAACAATGCGTATGACGGTGAAAAACTACACATGCTTTACCTCGACGAGGCTGGTAAGTGGGAAAAACCAACCGATATTAGAGAAGCCTGGAGGATTGAGCGTACTTGTTTGATCGTAGGGCGTAAGGTGGTGGGTAAAGCCATTGTGGGGAGTACGGTAAACCCCATGAACAAAGGGGGCGAGGAATACAAGGGGCTGTGGTATGATTCTGATCCTAACGAGCGAAACAATAACGACAGGACAAAAACAGGACTCTACAGAATATTTATCCCAGCCTATGATGCTTTAGAGGGTTTCTTTGATGTTTATGGCAATGCTGTTGTTGAGGATCCACCCCAAAGCGTAAACATACATGGTATAGATGGAGACACCATCGAAATTGGCAGTAAGACCTATCTCAAGAATGAACGCAAGTCATTTAAAGACAACCCGTCTGAACTAAATGAGGTTACTCGACAGTTCCCGTTTACCGAAGACGAAGCATTTAGGGATAGCATTGAGGGAAGTTTATTTAATATAGGTAAGATATATCAGCAAATAGAGTATAACGACGAGCTGTTCCCTAATCCTGTCGTTGTCGGTAACTTTACGTGGAAAGAAAAAGACAAAGAAGTTGTTTTCTCCCCCACACCTAACGGTAGGTTTAGGGTTTCCTGGATGCCTGATCCTTCTGAAAGAAATATATCTAAAACTGAAAGGGGAAAAAAAATAGCCCCGTTCACTTCTTATGGCTGTGGAGGAGTTGACTCATATGACCTAGATGCCACTGTGGACAATAGAGGATCTAAAGGCGCTCTTCATATGTATAATAAGTTTAGCATGAACCGTCCCCCTAACATGTTTGTTGTGGAGTACGCCTCTAGGCCAGACCTAGCCAGTATATTCTATGAGGACGTCCTTATGTGTGCTTTTTATTATGGGTATCCTTTACTTGTAGAGAACAATAAGTACGGTATCGTAAGATACTTTGAGTCAAGGGGTTATGACGGCTACTTAATGGACAGACCGAGACACCTCATGAGTAGTTCTTCTCATGTAAACGTAAAAACAAAAGGCATACCGTCTAACTCTCAGGACGTAATACAGTCTCATGCTCAATCTATAGAAAAATACATTCACGATCACGTTGGTGTAAATTACGAAAGCGGAGAAACAGGAGCTATGTACTTTAATAAAACCCTTGAGGATTGGATTGGGTTTAAAATAGACAAAAGAACCAAGTTTGACTTAACTATTAGCTCTGGTTTGGCTTTGCTCGCAGCTCAAAAAGAAAAAGAAAAGCCTAAGGTTGACTTTAAGGAAAAGGTGTTTTTTAGAAAATATAAGGTCTAACGACGATTTGTTATATTTGCAGAATATGCATAATGCAAGTAAATTATGAGCCTCGATAAAAATAGCAAGCATTCCTTCCCAAACCCTCTGGCAGACGCATCAACTAAGGAGAGTATGTCTTATGGTTTGCAGTATGCAAAGGCTATTGAAAACCAATGGGGCAAAATAAAGGAGTCTACATCTCTTTACGGTAAAAGAAATGCGGTATTCGAAAGAAGCCGAGATTACGCTAACGGTACTCAAGATACCAACATATACAAAAAGCTTCTTCGCTCACTTAATCCTAACGATGGAGACGGCAGCTTGATGAATATGGATTACACTCCTGTTCCTATTTTGCCTAAATTCGTAAGGGTTGTAGTAAACAAAATTTTATCCAAAGATCCGTATCCGAACCTAGAGGCTATTGACCCTCTCTCTTCTTCTGAAAAGAACAACAAGAAGAGAAGAATGGAGATCCAGGTTGAGGCAAAGAAGCAGTTGCAGCAGCTTAAGCAGCAAACAGGCATGGTGATTGGAGAGGATCCAGATCAGCTCCCAGACTCTTTAGAGGAGGCTGAAATACTTTTGGGTACTAACGTCAAAACTGACGCAGAGATTGCAGCTCAGATAGGGACTAACATGACCCTTTCATGGAACAATTTCAACGACGGAACCTTACGAAGGTGCGTTAATGATCTAGTCGCCCTAGGCATGTGCGTTGTGAAAAGAAGTAACGATCCCAATCACGGCATTAAGACTGATTACGTAGATCCCTCTACGTTTATTCACAGCCATACAGAAGATCCTTTTTTTGAGGATTTAATTTATGCGGGGCATGTTAAGTCTATTTCTATACAGGAGCTAAGAAGGATATCTGCTGGTGAGATTACAGAAGAGCAGATTGAGGAGTTAGCTAAATCAGTTAAGGGGAAGTATGGGAACAACCCAAGCTCTTTTGGTAAAAGCAGCTACAACAACCTGTCTCAAAGGACTGATTATGGTTATGATGAGTACATGGTTGATGTACTTGAGTTCGAATTTATTTCTGTTGATTGCATATACTTCGAAGAAAAAGAAAACCGTTTCGGTAACGTAAACTTCTTCATGAAGGGACTTGAATACTCTGAGAAACCAGGCAGTGTATTTGAAAGAAATCCAGTAAAGATGGATATCGCCACTGTGTACGGTGGCATGTATGTCATGAACGGATCTAACATTGTATTTAATTACGGAAGGTCTAAGAACGTACCAAAGAACATCCACGATATATCATCTGTGAGGCTATCTTATTCTCCAGTGGCTACCAATATTCGGGATATGATGCCGAAGTCTATGGTGTCTAGCTGTACTGGTTTTGCTGACATGCTTCAGTTGACCCACCTTAAGATCCAGCAAGCTATCGCTAAAGCGAAACCAGATGGATTGATCATTGATATCGAGGGATTGGAGAATGTGCAGCTAGGCAAAGGCGGAGATTTACAGCCTTTGGACTTGCATGATATCTACGAGCAGACTGGTGTATTCTACTATAGAAGTAAAAACCCAGAGGGAGGGTTTCAGAACCCACCAGTAAGAGAGATAGGGAATAGTATTCGAAACATCAATGAGCTCATTGGTCTTTACAATCACTATCTGCGTATGATCCGAGACGCTACAGGTGTCAATGAAATGATGGACGCCTCTACGCCTAAGGGTGACACCCTAGTAGGTGTTCAGCAAAATGCTATTTCCGCAGGCAATAACGCTATATACGATATCACTAACGCTTCTATGGTTCTTTACAAGAAGGTTTGTGAAGACATAGTTAAGTGTTTGCAGATAATACCAGAAGAGTCTGTTCTTCATGAGATATACAGCAACGCCATAGGCAAGGAAAATATGGCTGTTCTTTCTTCGTTCAATGACCTCCCTATGTACAACTTCGGTGTACAGGTGGTGAAAGAAATGGAAGACAAGGATAAGGCGTACTTAGAGCAGAATGTCCAGATGGCTATTCAGCAAAAAGAGATAGACCTCGAAGATGCGATTGCGATTAGGAACATGAAGGATGTTAACCAGGCCGAAAGGCTTTTGGTGGTAAGACGCAAGAAGCGTATGGCTCAGCAGCAACAAATGGCCGCTCAAAACTCACAGATGCAAGCTCAGTCAGCGCAGCAAGCCGCTCAAGCCGCTTCGCAGGCTAAGATGCAAGAAATGCAGATGGAAGCTCAGCTAGAGGCTCAGCAAATGCAGCTTAAGACCCAGCTTGAGGGTCAGCTAGAGGAGGTAAAGCATCAGTTTAGAAAGGAAATCGAGATTATTAAAGCTCAAGCTACTCTTGGGTTTAAGACTGAAGATCAAGAGTTTAAGCAAAAACTTGAAGTTTTAAAAGAAGACAGAAAGGACGACAGAGTAAAGAAGCAGTCTTCTGAGCAAAGCAAATTGCTTTCTCAGCGTCAAGGAAACAGGGGTGAACTTCCAGAGGCTGGGGATAGCGTAGATAATATTGTAAACTCACTATTAGGATAACATGGCAAGTAAAGTAAACTTAGACGTAGCTGAAAAGCTTGATATCACCTGTAGAAGAGGAGACACCTTTTCCCTTACCCTTACGTTGAACGACTCTAGCGGAACCGCCTTAGACTTGACTGGATATGAGTTTTTAATGGATGTAAAGACTAATCCCGTTCGATCTCGAACAGGAGTTTCTGAGAGAGAGGTGATTGCTTCTAGCAGCCTTTCTTCTTCTGCTTCGGATGCCAAGGGTTTAAGCGAAGAACAAAAGTCAAAACTAAGTAATGGGTTTGTGTTTAGCAATGGAACTACTTCTGGCGTGGTTACCGTTACATCTTCAGCGGACACTATGAAGGAGCTTCCTGTTGGTTCTTTTACTTACGATATTCAACAAAAAATTAGCGAAGTGGTAACCACCATATTAAGAGGTTCATTCACTGTAAACGAAGATATCTCTAGATAACATGGCTATAACGGTTACAACAAACGGGTCTACCTCAGTAACAGTTACAGCTCCAGCCTCAAGCTCGGTAGTAGTAACAGAGAAGGGTGTCAAAGGCGATACAGGCGAAACTGGAGCTACGGGAGCTACGGGAGCTACGGGTGCAGCTGGCTCCGACGGAGGAACAAACATTGTTTCTGATACATCGCCTCAACTTGGTGGAAATCTTGATGTAAACGGAAGTGATATTATCAGCACCTCTAACGGAGATATTGATCTAGACCCTAACGGCACGGGTAAGGTTGTGTTCAAAGGAAACTCCGACAAGGGTTCTGGTCAGTTTGTTTTAAACTGTGAGGAGAATACTCACGGCATTGTGGTGAAGGGACCGCCTCACTCCGCAGGAGCTTCTTACACATTGACACTACCAAACACAGACGGAAGTGCGGATGAGGTGCTAAAGACCGACGGCAGCGGTAATTTAGATTGGGTTGCTCAAACAGATACTAATACTCAGCTATCCACTGAACAAGTTCAAGATATAGCTGGCCCTTTAGTCGCTACTGGAGGGACAAAAACAAATATTGCTGTCACTTATGATGACACTAGTGGCAACATGGATTTTGTTGTTGCCTCTGACTTAAACACTACGGGTAACGCTGGTACAGCTACTGCACTCGAAACAACAAGGGCAATTAATGGTGTAAACTTTGACGGCAGCGCTGCGATTACCGTTCCTGCTGCTGGGTCTACCTTGACCGATACCGTCCCAGTTTCAAAGGGCGGAACTAACGCAACTTCGTTTACAGACAAAGCTGTAATCATTACGCAGGATAGCGGAACAGACACCCTGGCTGCGGCAGCTATGACTACAAATGGGTCGTTACTTATAGGCGGAAGTAGCGGTCCAGCAGTGGCTACCCTTACTGCTGGTAGCAACGTCACTATTACAAATGCTGACGGAGCTATTACTATTGCTGCTGCTGGTGGCGGGGGCAGTGGTGATGGGGATATAGAGGGTGTTACTGCGGGTACTGGACTTTCTGGCGGTGGTGATTCGGGCGCTGTAACCCTAAACGTAGAGGCTGCTCAAACAGGTATTACCTCTGTGGTAAACTCTAGCTTAGAGATTGGTAGAGATGCCGACAACAGAATAAAGTTTGGTACTGATAACCAGATCATATTTGAAGTCAGCGGTGGCGATAATGTAATCATGAAGGCTTCAGGTGAGATAGAGGCCACTAAGTTTGATGGAGCCCTTGAGGGTAACGCTGATACAGCAACTACAGCCACTGTTGCTACTACCGTTACTGTAAGCGATAACGAAAACACCAACGAAGAAAACGTAATAGCCTTTGTTGCTGGAGCAGCAGGCAGCGGTAACGTGGGGCTAGAAGCAGATGGTGATTTAACGTACAACCCCTCTACAGGCACCGTAACTGCCACTCAGTTAAACGTCACTAAAAACTTATTTGCAAAAACTGCAAACACCGACTTTAGCGCACAAGGTGATATCATTAAGATAGGCACAGGTAGCACTACTCAGGGTGAGCTTTGTTACTACAAGTCTGATGGGGCGTGGGCAGCGGCTGACGCTGACGCTACGGGTACTGCTGGCGGCGTACTATTGGCAATTGCTTTAGGTACTGATCCCGATTCTGATGGTATGTTGCTCAGAGGTACATTTACCTTAGATCATGACCCAGGAACCATTGCTGACGAGCTATACGTTTCTACTACAGCTGGAGACATCACAGGTACTGCACCTTCAGGAACTGGAGATGTCGTTCGCGTAGTAGGCTACTGCTTAGACAGCACCAACGGACAGATTTGGTTCAACCCTTCTAACGACTTCATAGTACTTGCATAAACATGCCAGACATAGCATCACATAACGGAATAGACGTGGGAAATATAGCATCAATAAACGGTCAAGACGTCCCAAGCGGGGGCAGTGGAATAACAGCAAACTCTATCGCGAACTCTGGCGTTCAGGATTTGAGTACAGCATCTATTTTTAATAACCCAGTCGTTACTGATAATTTTGCTATAGGTCCAGCAACTTCTCATACATTTTCTAAAATAGTTATTACCAAAAACTACACTCAAGCATTCGCCATCAAGTCTAGCGGACAACTGTGGTATTGGGCAACCGAAGACGACTATTGGAACTCGTCAGTTTTTACAACTGACGGGACGTGGCGGCAATACGGTTCAGATACTGACTGGACAGATATTACTGCTGGCGATGGGCAATTCGGAGCTGTTAAAGGGGGTGATATGATGTTTATAGGATATGGCGGGAGTAGGCAAAGAGGAGACGGGAATACCAGTAGCTTAGACGATTGGACCGTTACAAATAGCGCTCTTACGTGGAGTAAGGTAGCTATGGGGTATCGAATGACCGTAGGTATAACGACAGGTGGACACGCTTACACTACGGGTTATGGCTACGATTACATGACTGGACAGGGTAGCGGATCTACGATTTCAACATTCACAAGAGAGAAAAACAACCTAACGAACATAACTCAAGCTGTAGTGGGGAGACGCTGTTCTATTTATTTGAATTCTGACGGAGATGTTTACTTTACAGGAAACAACCAGTATAATATGGCTGGCCCAGAAATAACCTCAACAAGCGACGTGAATGGACCAACTTTATCGAGTAGCTCGTCAGATAGAGTTATAAGCGTGCTGGGCCTCCCCAGTTATTTTGGAACTTGCCATATAGATTCAGATAGCTACCTAAGGCACTGCGGTTTTGGAGCTTATCACATGCGACCAGACGATAGTGACACTGCATCACAGGGCTCTAATTCAATGAGGCGTTTAGATAGCGCGGGAACAGGATGGACTCTCTTCTCTGCGCAAAACTGGGGCGATACAAGCTCCACCGAACAGTCTTGTATAGGTATACAAAGTGGTGCGTTAAAATTTGGGGGGGAGGGTTCAAAGGCATTTAAATCTGCGCTAGGTCTTGCTGTCGATGATACCTGGGAAACAATCAAGTCTTCAGGCGTTACCTCAGCTGCCATTAACCCAACAGATACATCCGCTGAACTAATTATTTGGAGCTAATGGGATCACACACTGAATACAAAGTAGCTGTTAACGAAAACACAGACTTTCTAGAGGGCTGGACAGATTCGTCTGTCCCTCATATGGTATTTCTTTACGATCAAGAGTCTTTAGAGGATTGTGAGTTGGATAACGGCGTTTATTATGCCACATACAAGACAGTCAATTTCGACGAGCAACAAACTTTTGAAGTAGCTTACCCAAGCGGTGTAACTACCATTACTGTCCCTCCTGGTGAATACGGAATCAAGCCGTAATTTTGTTTTTATTATCTTTGCTTTATGCGCTGTTGCAAGAAGTATAAAAAGGGGGGTAACGTAAGCCTCAAGATGGGTAAGCACAAGTCTCGTTCTGGCGGACTAACGGCTGAAGGTGTAAGGAAATACAACAGAGAAACAGGGAGTAACCTTAAAACTGCTGTCACTACACCACCATCTAAACTAAAGAAAGGGAGCAAAGCGGCTAAAAGAAGGAAGTCTTTCTGCGCTAGGATGTCTGGAGTAAAAGGGCCTATGAAGAAGCCTAATGGTAAACCAACCAGGAAGGCTCTTGCCTTGCGCAAATGGAACTGCTAATGAAAGCCATGAAATACAAAAAAGGCGGAAAGCTTTCCGTCTCTAGTAAAAAAGTATCTGTAGATCCACCAAGCGGTTACCACTGGATGGAGGAGCAGGGGAGGTACTATCTAATGAAGGGGGATTACGCGCCTCATCCAGGTGCTGTAAAGCAGGCTAAGTTTAAGCAGGCTAATCACCCCAAGTCATGAAGATTAACAAAAAATATTTAGCTGGGAGTAAAGACCCTAAGCGTCGTGCTGCTTTGATCAAAAGGATTGCAGCTATATACGAGAAGGGTAAACCATACCCAAAGAACTTAGATCAACTTATGAAACAAAGAGACTCGCTATGAAGGCAAAAAAAGCATACAAGAAAGGTGGAATGGCTAGCCTGAGCGGTCCTCAAAAAGAAGTTTACAAGCGCGGCTTAGCTGCGTATATGTCTTCAGGCAACAGACCGAAAACATCTCAACACGCTTGGGCGATGGCAAGAGTGAAAAGCGACTTCGGTAAAAAGGAGGCAGCTAAGATCAGGGCTGGAAAAGGGAAGAAAAAATAATGCTTATATTTGCGTTCATATAACCAACAACAATGGCTACTACTACTGCAACAATCACACTTTCGAGCGGGGACCTTACGGGTGACGCTCTTGCGCTGTCAACTACGGCGACACTGACCAAGGCGGGAACGCTCACTGGTTTGACTCAAACAACTGGGGTAGGTCGTAAAACCACCTCTGCTACTTCTCAGTACACTTTGTTTGATGGAGATGCTTATGCTAACGGATCTCACAAAGTTTACCTTAAAAACACAAGCACTACAGCTACTGAGTATCTTACCATTGAGATTAACTCTGAGCAGATGGGTAAGCTTTACGCTGGAGATTGGGCTTTCTTCCCTTGGGAGGCAAACGCTGATACTAACGATATTAAGATCACTCCAAGCGTTTCAACAACTCTAACCTTAGAGTACGCTCTATTTATTGACGAGTAATGGCAATAGTACGCGCTTCACTCAGCCTTAATAGTGCTGACGTGCTTACAAGCGCGTTGGCCTTAAGCACAGTGGCTAACCTCACTTGCGATTCTGGTAGTTTGATCAGAGCCAAGGTAAAAGGCACGGCTGCGGATACGGACGATCTGGTTGTATATAAAGCAAACGATAAAAGCGAAAGAGCTTATATCTATATCAAGAATTTAGAAGGGGAGCTAGAGAATTACATCTACGTAAGAAATGAAACCGAAAGCAACACCGCACTTGTAGCCAAGATTGGAGGTGGTGAGTTCGCTTTTATTCCTTTAGCTCCAGACAAGACTTACGAGGTTATTGCAACTAGAGTTGACAGCCTTATTGAGTACGGTGTGTTTGGTAATGACAACTCAGCAGTTTCTCTAGCATAAAATAAACAAGACATGGCACATCCTTCAGAAGCTTTACCTAAAAACATGTACATCCTTAACGGGACTAACGATCTTACACTAACTAATGGACGTCATGTTTTTGCTATATATAACCCAACCGCAGCAGCGGTTACAGTGGATATAACTGGTAGTTTATACACTTATCAGACTGATGCATACAAAGAGCTTTCAACAGAGACAACAGGATTTCCGATTCCTTCTGGAGGAACTCTTTACGGGAGATTCACTAACGTGGAGTCTTCAGCCGCTAACGTAGTTTGCTACGTGGCTTAAATTGAATACAATTAATTAAATATAATGGAACAAAATACAATCGAAGAGATTGGTGGAATGAAGGTCTTCAGTAATCCTGAGGACCTTGCTGCGTCTATGAACAGCACACCAGAACAACCACAAGCTGAACAGGTAACACCTGAACAGCCTACGGTAGAAGAGACTCCAATGCAAGAAACTCCCGTACAGGAGATGCAGACGGAGCAACCAATACAAGAGAATGAGGTTCAGCAGGAAACTGTCGAGCCAACATCTGATACAGAGTATTCTGAAGGTGAACTCGAAGGAGCTGTTATGGAATTTTTAAGCAATCGCTTAGGAAGGGAGATCAGTTCTTTTGATGAGTTTGAAAATACTCAACAAGCTGAAGCAAACGCTATTGACGAGCGTGTTGAAGCCATCGCGAGGTTCGTGGAGGAAACGGGCCGAGCACCAGAAGACTGGTTTAGGTATCAGTCATTGAATCCAGAAGGTATGGACGATATGACAGCTATTCGCATTCAAATGGCGAATCAATACCCCAACCTCTCTTACGATGAGCTAGACTTACTCGTTAACAGCAAGTACAAAGTTGATCCAGATCTCAATACTGAGGGCGAGGTTCAGCTTGCACAGCTACAGCTTAAAATGGACGGAGACAAGGCGCGTCAAGACATCGAAGGGATTAGAGGTAAATACTCTACTCCTGACTATGAATCTAACGCTCCTGAATCTGTTATTGATGATGCGTGGGTGTCAGAGATGTCACAGGAAGTTAATGATCTCACAGGTCTAGAGTTTGACCTAGGGAATGAGAAGACTTTCGAGTTTGGCCTTGACGACAACTACAAGTCAGAGTTAATAAATAAGAATGCTCGTCTTGACGAGTACTTCGATGATTACGTGCGAGAGGACGGAAGCTGGGATTACGACCTGCTGTCTTCGCATAGGGCTTTGATTGATAACATTGACAAAATTGTCAAGTCTGTTTACACCCAAGGGTTGGGTGACGGTCAAAAAACTATCGTGAACACAGCGGCTAACGTATCTACGCAGACAGCCCCTACTACGAATCAAAATCAAACAAATCCGTTAGCTGACCAACTTAAAAATATTCTTGGCGGTCAGTCTAACAAACTAACTTTTAAAGTCTAAAAATTATGGCTACTACTGCTGCGGCGGCAGGTGGTGTGGACGGAGCTGCGTCCAACCTGCGATTATCGCCCGAAACTTATACTACTATCGGCACTTTGCTGGATCAAAACAAAGATTTTGTAATCCCACAACTCGTCGAAACATATGGTGATCAAGGTATCACTGGGATGTTGAAATTAACTGGCGCTGTAAACGCTGGAGGTACTTCTGATGAAGTACGATATCACGAAGTCGGAAGACGTCACAGAACAATTACTGGTTCTACTGATGATTCGGCTGGAACAAGTCCAGACACTCAAGTTTTGCACTTTTCAGCAGATAGCACTAACGGTGCTTCTATTGGTGCTAACGACGTTGTTATGGATAGTGCTGACGGTCGTAGATTCATTGTCACTGCTGTGAACAACGCTTCCCCTACCGCTGCTACCGAAGCAACCATGCAGCCTCTTGATGGAGCCGCTGCTGGAGGTGCGAACTCAACCGACAGAGAATTTATCGTTCTTGGCAACATGTATGGACAGGGTACTGAGCAACCAGCTCACTTCACCGATAGTGACATTGTAAAGCGTCAGAATCCATTTATGATTGTTAAGGATCGATTCCAAGTGAACGGTTCACAAGCAACCAATATCGGCTGGGTTGACACTGGCGGAGGTGAATATCGTTGGTTCATGTACGGTGAGCAAGAAGCTCGTAAGCGTTTCGAAGACCGTCGTGAAATGATGATGTTGTTTGCTGAAACAGGAAACGATGGATCTGCTGGATCTACTGCTGCTTATAACGCTGATCAGGACATGGGTGTGGGATCAGAGGGTTATATCTCTGCTGTTGAAGCTAGAGGTATTGTTGTCTCTAACGCAAATGCCAATCCATTGGACAGCTTTGCTGAGTTTGACGACATCATCTTGGAGCTCGACAAGAACGGAGCTACTTCTGAGTACGCTATGTACTTGAACAGAAAGCAAGACTTGGCTGTTGACGACATGTTGGCGTCAGGTATCGCTACTGGCGTTACTGCTGGTTTGGCTGGTCAGTTCGGTGCGTTTAACAACGATTCTGACATGGCTGTAAGACTTGGCTTTAAGTCGTTTACTCGTGGTGGATACACTTTCCACAAGCACGACTGGAAGCTGTTGAACGATCCTACTTTGTTAGGTGCAACAAACTTCTTGCAGGGAGCTATGGTTCCTATGAGTCAGGTTGCTGATGCTCGTACTGGTGTTAAGGCTCCTGCCCTAGCTATGTACTACAAGGAGGCTAACGGCTACAGCAGAGAGATGGAGCACTGGGTAACTGGTGGTGGTGTATTGGGTCACAACAATAATGGAGATGCTGGTAAGGACGTTGCTACGTTCCACTACCGCTCTGAGATTGCTTTGGTGACTCGTGCTGCAAACCAACACGTTATCATTAAGGGCTAATTATTAAACAAATAAACACTTAGAAAATATGGCTGCAAAATTTGTACAGTTTATTGATGCCGCTGACGACGCTGCATTGTATCCAGTATCGAACATTCAATCTTTGACATGTGCTGGTGACGGCGCCCTTGTCTTCAAGTTTGCTCCAGGATCTCTTGGAGTTGGGCAAGCGGTATCGATTGATATCGTTGCTTTGACGATTACCGCTGATACTGAGAAGACGGTTATGAAGAACATTGGAGAGGCTATTGCTTTTAGCAAGGAGGCTGTTGTTCTCATTGCTGATGACGTTAGTAGTGATTACGTTGACGCAAACATTACTGCTTGTGCTATCACGCTTGATGCGTAATAGGTAAGACTACTATGAGAAAGGGGGGCTTCGGTCCCCTTTTTTATTTTCCCTATATTTGCAGTAATTAATTTAATTCAATATGAATACCCCAACTAAAAAGGCTCCTGGACGGCCTAAAAAAGTCCAACCCGATGCTCAAGTAGCGCCTCCTGCCCCAGCCAAAAAAAAGAAGCCTGCTATTAGGAGGAGAGAGGAAGTCAATCAGCACAAAGAGTATGAGATAATTAAAGGTGGAGGAATCGTATTTATGCTTCCTCAAAAAGGCGTAACCGTATACGACAAAGAAAACGACACTGTTAGAGAGATTAGATACTGCCCTAACGAACAGTCTATCTTTCGAGACGAGCAGTCTGAAAACGCCAAAAGGGAATCTGTTTCTTTTAGAGAAGGCAGGCTTTTTGTCCCCAAGGAAAAACCAAACTTGCGAAAGTTTCTAGAATGGCACCCATTAAATAAGGCAAACGGAGGAACAGTTTTTGGTGAGGTCAACAAAAAGAAAGATGCGGAGCAAGAACTTAAAAAAGAATTCTTGACTAATGACGCTATAGCTTTAGTCAGAGACACGGACATACAGGAGCTTCTCCCCGTTGCTATGTACTTTAAGGTAAGTATTAACTCTCCAGTATCGGAAATTCGGTTTAACCTCCTTAGAATTGCTAAGAGCAAGCCTCAGGAGTTTATTGAGTCCTTTGATTCACCACAAGTGCAGGCTCGATCTGTTGCTGTTCAAGCTAAAGAATATCAAATCATCAACGTAAAGTCTGATGGTGTTTACTGGTTTGACTCCAACGGGTTGATTGTATCTGTACCTGTAGGTCAAGACCCACTAGATGTAATGGTTAGGTTCTGCCTAACGGAGAAAGGATCTTCCGTTCTATCCTCCCTTGAGGAGAGGCTTGAACGCCTAGCATAAAAGAAAGGCCACCTTCGGGTGGCTTTTTTGTTTCGTATATTTGTTTCATGGACAGAAAATTCTTCTTTTTCCGTAGGGAGCCAGAGTCAGAGACTAGCGCTTCGTTCTCAGACACGGGTGTGGGATTGAGCACTATTGCCATCCCTTCAGAGAACCTCACTTTCATTACAGCTGGTAAAAAGAAAGTAGTCTTTACGTTCAAGGATTGCAACGGCTTTGATGAGTCTGTCCTTCAAGAGGGTGAGTCAATACCTAAAGCAAACATTACCGTAGCCTGTAAAGAGGGGGATGAGGCTGGGCTGATAGAGGATGTGATTAACTTTATGTCTAGAGATACAGCCAAGAATATCATGAAGTTTGATGTGGTAGAGGGTAAGTCTACATTTGACAAGGCTGTAGTAGACACAGTAGATGACGTTAGGTCTGTAATACCTTCAGCCCCTGTAAACACAATAACAAAAGAGATATCTATTGGTGATGAAGCTAAGAAGTTTCAACAAACCATAGCTGAAATTACGTTTCCTGGCGATTTGCCTTTCATTGATTTTAACCATGAGATGTTGTCTTCGTTTTCCGATACCGATACTTACACAACTCAAGCAAATTCTGGGACTTATGCTACTGGCATTACAGGGACAACTATCGTTAATGATTTCAACACTGAGAAAACATTAGTCAAGAAATCTGTCCCAATAGGATCAGGAGCCTTTTTAAAGATTACGCCACAGGTAGAGGTAAGCGCCTCTGATTACACTTTATATGTAGCTCTTAATACAAACCTTGGCGCTGGAAGCTCCAACTATGGATTAGGAGGTATTTACGGAGATAAAAGTGGGGAGCTCTTTGGCTTTGGTGCTATTCCAAAAAACGATGGGGCTATTGCCGTAGGGAATACTGATATTTTTAAAAAAAGGGATGTGTTTTGCGTAAGGCATTCAGGTATAACTGGAGCGGCAGCCTTTAGCGGCACTACATCCAGCTCCGACGGAACTAAATCCTTTGCGGTGCCAGGGCATGACTCTGAGTCTGAAGATCACGATCCCAACCATGTGTTTATTGTTAGAAGGGATAAAGACTTCAATATGTTTCTTCACAACAGAGACGGCGATATAATCTCCAAGATACCAGCCAAGACTTTAGCCTCAGACCTTTCATTAAGGGCGTCCTCTCCTGGAAGGACAGACGGAAGTTTTATTTTGAATCAAATAGGTCAGTCGGGCGGCCAAAGCCTTGGCGCAAAGGCCTACCTCTATAGATTCGGAATTATACAAAATGACATTGGTGCAAACGACGCTGCTAATTTAGCAAAGCAGCTGTCTAAGGTCTACGGCACAAAATAACAGCCTATTTGTTTTTCGTATATTTGTTTTATGGTAAGCGTATTACAAGTATATAACGCCGTAAAGGATATCGCCAACAAGGAGCAGAAGGGCTTTATTACACCTGGCGTGTTCAACTCCTTTGCCCCTATAGCGCAGATGAATATCTACAATGAGATGTTCTCAGAGCTTGTGGACGCTAAGCGTATAAGCAGGCAGAACTTTGATCCAGGCAGAGACAAGTCTGTAAGAAAGCAGAAGCTAGAAGACCTTTCTTTTTATCACAGAAGAAAAACATCTCTTGTTGACTTACCTTATGTAAATGGACTCTTAGAAAAGCCTAAAGACCTGTCTAAGATTATATCCATTTATGTTGGTGAGATTGGAGATCCTCAATTTGTTTCTCTTCTCGATGGTGAGCTAGTGACAGCCGAGATTGTGTACGATCCCGAAAAAATAGACAGTATAATAGGAAGTAATCTTTCTTACCCAACCCCTTCGTTTCCTATAGCTTTAGTGTCTGCTAAGGATATAGAGATTTTTCCTTCTAACCTTCCGTTGGCGAAGCTAACTTACTACGCTAAGCCAACTTCGTTTGACAAGGACGGAAACATAAGTGAAGGGTCTCCTTATTATGATTACGATGTTGTAAGCTACAATGGAGATGATTTAGAGCTTCCTTCTAGCTCCTGTAGGGACTTTATGCTGCCCCCTCATTATCTCAATGAGGTTGTTATGGAGATTGCCAAGTTAATAGGTGTTAGGTTGCGAGACCCTAATGTAACTCAGTTCGCAGCACAAGAAGAAGCATCTGAATAATGGCGCAAAATAAAGTAAAGCTCAGTCAAATAATTAGAGACTTCATCATAACCCTTGATGGAGACGACTACGCAAGTAACGCTTCAGATAGCGCCATAAGAAACTTTGCGTTAAGGGGTATTAGAGAGATTGGATTTGATTTTGGGAAAAAGATTAAGTCGTTAAAGCTGTCGATACAGTCTAACGACACGGTTCCTCTCCCAGAGGATTTTGTAGATCTGTTGAAGGTTGGGGTTGTTGACGACGACGGAATTGTAAGGGTTTTTGGAAACAACAAAAACATAAACTACTCTAGAAAACTTTCTAGCGATCCCGTTGGTAGCGATTTTGAGAATAGCCCTCTGAACATTAGCTCTAACATAATATTCAACAGAGAAGACGACAAAACAGCCACTGGAACCTCAACTGGATCAGACAATGATTTCGGTCAGTATGTATTCGAGAACTATATCTATCAAGGCGGTGCAGGAAGACTGTACGGTGCTGGGGGTGGTCATTTAGCTGGTGAGTATAGACTCAACTTAGATCAAGACAGAATCGAAGTCGAGACAAATAGTGGTTACTCTGAGGTTGTTATAGAGTACGTTGCTGACGAAGCTCGTGCTGGCGACCCAGAGGTTCATGTGTACGCAGAGGAGGCGTTGAGGTCGTATATGTACTACAAGATTATAGAGCGTAAATCATCCGTCCCATCAAACGAGAAGTCTAGGGCTAGAGCAGAGTACTATAACGAAAGAAGAAAGGCTAACGCCAGATTGAGCAACTTCACTAAGGAAGAGGCGTTGAAGACGATTCGTAAGAACTTTATGCAAGCACCTAAGTACTGATGCCGATAGATAAATTGACCCCAAGACAACTAGACTCCGACGCTGATAACAAAACTATCAGTAAGGTTTCTATGCTTGATGCCTTGAATTTGTACTCAGGGCCAGACAACGACAGCTTAACCGTTTTAGATGGTAAGCTAACTAAGTCGGATGCAGGTAACGGAATACTTAAGAACATCAAGGGTAATGAAAAGGTAGAGGGAGCGCTTCCTGATGGCACGAGAGTTATAGGCGGTGTTGAAGACAAGAAGACTCGTATAACATACATATTTGTTTATCACCCAAACGCCAGCATGCAAGGTGTTTTTGCTTATGACAGCGAAGGTTTGTTGCCTGAATCTAATGGACCAACCTTAAGAAAAATATACACAAGCTCTCAGTTCAACTTTCCTCAAAACGGTTTTGTAAAAGCAGATATTGTTTATAGTTCCGCTGTTAGAACATTTAAAAACTTAGGTGAGGACTTCGAGAAAGATGCTATCATTTACTTTACCGACGGGGTAAACGAGCCTAGAAAGATAAACGCATATAGGGCCTTTGAGGTTGGTAACTCTATACACGGTAGCGATGAGTTTGCGGAGGCTGACTTTATCACGGCGTGTCCTAAGACTCAATTGAAGCCTATAACATTTAAATTTGACTCTGACCCTGATGCAGCTACAGAAGATAGGAGGTCTGTAAACAACTTCGAAAGATCTCCTGGCTTTCAATTTGCTTATCAGCATGTCTATATTGATGGTATGGAGAGTGCTATATCGTCTTATTCTGACTTAGCGGTTCTCCCCTCTGTCGTTGATCAAGGCTCTCAAAGTTACGTAGAGCACCTCAACTATAGATGTCTTTTGACGATACCTGGGGCTGGTCCAGAGATAAAAGAAATAAGAATACTTGGGAAGCAAGGGAATACAGGCTCTTTTTTAATTATTGATGAAATAGAATCATCTGAAGAACCCCAAGAATACGCTTTCTTTAATGACAGGGTTTTAAAGGGAGTTAGCACCGATGAGGTAAACAAACAGTTTGATTCATTGCCTAGAAACGCTAAATCTCAATCTGTTACCTCTAACAGGCTTATGTATGGAAACTATTTAGACGGCTTTGATAAATCTAACACTACAGCTATAGCAACCGTAAGGTATTTAGACAGGCCCGAAGATTTTATTAAGTTTGACATAGAAGACATACCCTCTATAGATCTTGGTTTTCCAGGAAATTCAGGCGACCCTGTAACTGGTGAGTCAGCAGGTTTTTTTCTTGACTATTCTGGCCTCCCTAACTTTATGCCAGCGGGCACCCAGGTAAATGTTAATTTTTCTTTTAAACCTCAAAAGAATTTTCACTACTACAGGGCTGGATCAGCAGGACAAACAAGGCAAAGAGGTCCACAGCCTTCCTCTACAGATGACGAAATATTCAGTGAGGTTAATTTTCAACAAAGTTACGCTGCCACTTCAGAGCAAAACGGATCTGAAAACTTTGGTTCTGAAAACGGTGTAAGCTCCACAGCGGACGACGCAGCCAATGGTTTAATATGGGGGCTGCCTTTAGATCAAATATTTGACGGATCTGCAAACAATTCAGGCGCTGGAATCTCTAATAGCTGGCAACGAAAAGACAATCCTCTGGTAAACGGAGTTATCCCAGATAATTTTTCTTTTCCGCCTGAAGTAACAGATGCTACATTCGGAACCTCTGCTGCCGCTCCTTTTATATTTGAAGGTCAGCCAATTAGTTTTTCCGCTTCTTTTAAGTTTACTGTGGATGTTACAAACGCTCAAGATCTTATTAAACAAACAGTTGAGGCTTGCTTTACTGAAAGCAGTCCATTATCCCCTGTTGGTGTAGAGATTTTGTCTGGTAACAATGAGTCATCATACGATATAGACCTAGGGCTTTTTAGTGGTAGTGTAATAACACAAAATTATGTTGGTCAGGACGGCGGATATGACGTTAACTGCTCTAGGATAGTTGCTGTTGCAAACAAGGGAGGGACGACTGAATCTGGAGTGCCTTGCGGTTTCTTTATAGTAAATAAGGCAACTCCTACTTTTAGGTTACAAAAAAACACAAACACAGGTCAATCAGGAGTTGACTATCCCGACAACGAGGCCAGATCTCACTTTACCTTTAGGCTTACAGGGTTTGATTGCAGCCCATACTCTGACGTGCTTACCTGTATTCACGACACGGCTGAAACGGGCTTAGGGAATAACTCTAAAAACGAATGGGTGTGTATATCAGCGCCAGATTTAGACGCCCTGTTTAATAACTCATATGGTGGATCAGGAATATTTGATTGGATTGCTAACACGCTAGGACAGAACGTGGCTGACAGCTTTCACGGATTTGCTAATCACCCCATTACTGGCATTAATTCAGTCAGTATAACTAACTCCACACTGGGGTATGGCCAGCAAATAGGAAGGATATCGACAAGCCCAGGGCAACCATTTATACAAACGTCTATTGTAACTCCTGGAGGCATTGGGATTGGCCTTGGGGGTGGTGGAGGTCAATTCATTGCGTCTCCTCACTCACTAATGGATGGGGAAGGGGGGCCTGGAGGCGGGCCAGCCAGATCTCCTGCTAGCGATCACCCTTATGACGCCCTAAGGATGAATAAACAAGGATCTGTAACGGTAAATCCTTTTGTTATTCCTGGACCGTCACTTATTCATCTTTACCGTAACACTGTTTTTTATAGTGGTTATATTTCTCCTCTTCCTCAATCTGAGGTTAGTGGTAACTTTAAAGAAGTCACCATACTACCTTTTTTAAAAAACACAAGCACTAGCGATTCAGCTACGTTCGAATATCAAGTGCCAGAGGGTGACGAAGAATTCGGAGCTCTAAATGCTGATAGCGTAAACTTTAAGAGAAATCAAAGCATACTTGAGCAACAAACCCTAAGCCCCGTTACGATACTAAATAATGAGGGTCTAGGTTTTGGAAGAGAATCTTTCAAGACAGAAGCTAATCATGATTTTGGTATTGTTTACTATGACGAGCGCGGCAGGCACGGCTTTGTAGATCATTTAGCTACAGCGTTTGTAGAGGGCTATACGATTACCGAAAGGGGAGGGGACAACACGGGGGCTGTGGACATACAGCTTGATCTTCAAGGGACTCCGCCTGAATGGGCTCATACTTACAAGATCGTTTATGCAAAAAACAGTAGCGTTCAGGACTTTATCCAGTACTCAGTTGGTGGCGCTTTTGTTGGCGGAGACCCTAACGACGATGAGGTTACCGAAGCCAACAAGAACATATACGTCTCTCTAAACTATCTGCAAGGACATCCAGTTTCTTACGTTAGTTCATTTGGAGCCAGAACACCTGAGGGTGGCTTAAACTTCTATAAATTTGAGCGCGGTGATAAATTAAAAGTTATTTCTCATGGACCCCCAGAGGGAAGGGTTTTTCATAGCTATGAATTTGATGTTGTTGATTTGGTTGACTTAGGTCTTGGTGACGAAAACCCCCTCTCCAACGATCCTTCGTCAAATCAAGTTGGTCAATTTGTAGTTCTAAAGGATAGCCCTAACGCTGAAGGTTTTAACCATAACAGCGTTGCTTTTGGGAGCGATAGCGGTGGCAACAAATGGAACGAAAACTGCATCGTAGAGCTTAGAACCCCTAAAAAAGTTTTAGGTTTAGACGAGCAGATATATTACGAGGCTAGCCCTAGCTATAAGGTTGTAAAAGAATCGTCTGGCGAGCTATCTCACTCAGAAGAAACCGTATTAATAACTAAAGGGGATGTTTGGTTTAGAAGGGTTGCGACAAACGTAAAGCCTTTTCAAAACGGGGAGTTTATTGATATCATACCTGATGACGATGGGGCGGATCCTTCTCCTCAGCCTAATTTTACTACGATATATATGGAGACGCCTTCGTTCAGCGATTTGTTTAGGTCGGACTCTTTGTCTATAGGCAGGCCAAACGTAATATTTGAAGACGCTTCGGAAACGATAAGAGAAAACACTATCACGTATTCAGACCCTAGTAACCCAGAGTCTACTAAGGTAAGATACTCATCCTTCAATTCTTCTCTGGCTAATTTTAAGGACCTCTCAGAGACTTTTGGGGGCATACAGTATATGGGTGACCACGGAGACTTTGTTGTCGTTATACAGCGAGATAACGTGTCTCTAGTCCCTGTAGGCAAAAACATTTTATCTGACGCCTCTGGCAACCAACAGCTTATTGCTTCTAGGAATGTACTCAATGAGGCTGTTGTTTATCCAGGGAGGTCTGGTTGCGACATAGACCCTTCTTCAGTATTTGATTCTGGAACCGAGGTTTTCTTTGCAAACAAGAATCTTGGCGAGGTGTACAGGTGGAGCAAAGACGCAGGGCCTCAGGTCATATCTGATATAGGGGTGTCCTCTGTTCTTAGGGCTATATTTAAAAAGGCTGTTGAGTTAAACCTGACCACAGTATCCCCTAACGAGTCAAGGATAGTTGGTGGGTGGGATCCATTTAAAAAAGAATACCTACTTAGCGTTGTTGATGTTGAAACTAAATCAACAACTGGCGTTGTATTTGCAGATCAGCCTAACGCTGATACTATAGTTCCAGACGTAGATGGTGGTGGCGGGTTAGTTGTCTCTCCAGACCCTATTGAATTTGGGGAAATGGAGGTAAACAAGCGAGAAACAAGTGTTGTAAACATAGTAAACAACAACCCTGACCCTATCAACATAACAAGCGTTATATTCAATAACTCAACCTACGGTGTTGATGGTTTATCATTTCCTTTATTGGTGGTGGACGAACTTAACCTTACGGTCAGCGCTTTGCCTTTAGAAGAAGGACAGCAAAACGGAACGTTAGAAATAAACACAGATAACCCAGATCAACCTAGAATTACGCTCTCTATAACAGGTAGTGCAGAAATTCCAGTCCCAGAAGTAACCTTACTTCCATTTACAATAGCGTACAACGAATACTACAATGAGTCTAAAAAAGACGAAGACATGAGTACAGAAATAGCAAAGAGATACATGATGGACAGAACTGACGATGCGTCAGACCCAATTACTGGGAATCAGCTCCAAGACTTGTTAGGCACGGGATCAGATGGTTATTCCGCCCTAGTAGATGGAACATTGCTTGGTCAAATTAGGTTTGACTATAATTCAAGTGGTTCGGTAGGAGCCCCAGATCTTTTGGAATTCCTTGCAAAATATGACTCTACATACGATCTCACATCAAGCATTGCAGGGCCTCAGACTCAAGCTAAGTCTAACAAACCTCCTGCACCACCAAAGCCTCAGCCGACTACAGAGTTTAAAAGTGTTGACGACGCAATATCTTACCTTATAGCTCAAGGGACTATGACCGTTGGGGAGTACTTGCAGCTAAGAAGCTTCTTGCGTCAAGACGTTGCATTAAACATGAACCAATCAGGAAATGTTTCTGCTCTTGATCTTATTGAGTTCTTGCAGGTGTTCGGAGCGGTCACGGAAAATAGCGACCCTGCTTTCTTGCCAAACAATCAGGGAGGGCTTCTTGTTGGAATTACCGCTCAAGAAACAGTAAACTGGTTAATTGATGACGGAACGATGACCATTAGTCAATACTTTAATCTAGCTCAGTACATAAAGCCTGAGTGCAAATCAGACGCCGACCAAAGCAACAGCTTAACTACTTCCGATCTCATCAGTTACTTGCAGGTCTTTGGAGGTCCTCAGTTTGGTGAAGAAGGGTACGGACCAAATGACATCGCCTTCCAACTTTAAAATAAATGGCGCAGATAAACATAAACGAAAAAACGTTTGCTTTCTCTACGAGGTCCGATACCTGGACTTCTAGATACAGCTTTGACCCAACGTGTTATATGACTTCTGGGAATAAAATGCTGTCATCAAAAGATGGCTTAGGCGTGTGGCTTCACGATCAGCTATCTACTAGGAATAAATTCTACGGTAACGAAGTCGCCAAATCTTCTATTACGGTTTCTGCTAATCAAGACCCTTCTGCGGTTAAGATGTATAAGTCTCTGTCGCTAGAAACAAACACAAAGGACTGGACGGCAGAGGTTTGCACGAACGTAGAGTACGAGGGTAAAGAAAAACAAAAAGGAAGTATATCTTCTTTTGAAAAGAAAGAAGGCTTTCAGTACGCTGAGATGCCAAGGGATGTGTTGAACTCAACCAGAAATATAGTTGGAAAGCCATTTACCGCTTCTAGTCTTATAGAAGAGTATGGCTTTGGGGACGCTGTCACAATTAGCGGCAATTTTACCAGTGAACTATACGAAGGTAATTTTGAAAACTTACAAGGCTTTAGTCTTTTCTCCGTAATTGCTGAAGAGGGCTTTATGATGGAAAACTCAACCGCAAGCAGTAAAACATTTGACGTTAGTCTTTATAACGTAAAAAATGGGTCATTACTAGAATTATTTGACGTTCCTGAGGCGGGTGGCGGAGAGCAATACAATGCCGATCCTCTTGCTCTTTATGTTTTAGGACATAAAGAATATGAAGGAGAATTACTCTTACTGTTGGGCTATAAACTTGTCCCCCCCAACGCGGACGACGAAGCTCCAGCTCAGAGCAACATATTTTTTGACGAGGAATCTATCTTATACAGCAACCAGCTTGTGCTCGTAGTAAACCCAAAGATTGACGGCGATCAGCTACGAGGTCCTTACATTAACGTAGAAATATCAGCACAAACGGATAAGCATGCGGAAATCCACGCAATTAACGTAGATTACGAATTCTCTAAGCTTGACAAGCGTTTAACTCAAAATACTTAAATTTGTAGATCATGGGTAAAGTAAAGAAATATAGTAACGGTGGAATATCAGCCCCTGGGTTTGGAATTGCAGACAGGTTTGCCCCAACTTCTTCATTGCCATTAAACTTTGGCCAGTCTTTTGGAGGCTCTTCCATTGCTAGTTCCGCTCCTAAGAGCTCTATTCTCGACCAAGCGTCTGGCGTAGTCCCGTATCAAGGGGTTCTTGAAGGAGGGGCAGCAGTAATTGGCGGTATAGCTGATCTTGTTGGATCTAAAGGTCGAATCAATAAGCAGCAGGGACTGTACGACGAAGCGATGCGGTTGAGAGGTCAAACAAGAGGCAAGCAAGACGATTTTAAGTTTGGTATCGCTCAAGCACAAAGAGACTTAGCTACAGCTGGTATTCGACCAACAGACTTGTCGCCCATGCAAGGCGTTCAAGCCACAGAGCTGGCTGCTTTGTCTTCAGACCCCAGGGCTCTGATGGGAGGCATTGGGGCCTCTACAGCGAGAGCAAATCAAGCCATTCAAGCTACACAACAAGCAGATTTATCTAGAGAGCTGGGAGCTATGGAAGGACTGGCCAGCCTTGAGCAGCAAGTGCTGTCTCAAAACCAAGCGAAAGATTTTAATCTGTTGGCTCAAGACAGTCAAGAACAGTTTGCTGACGCTACTATGGCCGCACAAAACAAGATGCAGTTAGAGCAGGACAGAAGAAATGCATTTGCAAACATTGCCTCTGGTGCGGTTCAGGCTACTGTTTCTGGTTTTACTGGAGCGGAAAATGGCGGAAGGGTAAAGTACGAAGAAGGTGGGAAGATGAATGAAGACGTTATGATGCGCATCCTTGAGGAGCAGCGTCCAGTACAGAAGACAGAGGGTGAGTTTAACCACGACACCAACAAGAAGGCTATTATAGACGAGGAGACAGGGGTGAAGGAGGGAGAGGCTACTGGAGGTGAGTACATACTCAACCCAGAACAGGGAGAGGCAATCAAGGTGCAGTACGACGAAATAGCTAGAATGATAGAAGAAGGAGGTGAGCCTTCGATGGAAGAGTTGCAAAACCTATACGATGCTGTTCACGAGGTGTTTAGTCAACCACAATTTAACGAAGCATAATGCCAGTAGCTAGAATAGGGGAAAGCGTAAGCTATTCAGATAAGCTTAAGGAACAGGCCCAGCTCATAAACAAGAGAAGGCAGCAGAACCTTAATGTTGAGATTGCTCAAGAGGAAAAGAACCGACAATTCAGAGATCAACAGCTTCAAACGTTCTACGACTTTGATGTGTCTGGAATGTCGGCTGAGCACATAAAGGCTATTGGTAAGCTTCAAGCTAACATGGCTAACTCGCTAGACCCTAATTCTGAAGATCATTATCAAGACACACAGCAACTAATAGCCGATATATCTTTTCTAAACAACGCATACAACGTAGCTAGTAGGCACAGAGACCAGCGCCAGTCTGGAGCTCAGCAGATGGTAGGTCTTATGACGGGAGAGGTTGAGGCGAACCCAGGTGAAGAATTTGTAAACGAAGGTATAGACGGTCTTAATAATGCTAACGCTCTTTGGGATCAAGGAGGGTTCAGCGGCGAAATTAACGTTGGCGGTTCTGCTGGAAATAGGTCTATGTCAGGAGTTCCTCTTGTTCCAAACCCAGACGGAGGATGGATGTCGGGTGAAGGTGAGGTTAGCTTTTTTGAGAACTCGTTAACTAACGACTCAAGCCCCCTTTATAGGCCCACTATTATAGCTTCTGCCCCTACCTTAAACAAGATGGCTGAAGAAGCTATGTCTGACGAGGCACTGAATGGAACCAATACTGAAGAGGTTGCTGATCTAAGGTGGAGCACTATGATCTCCTCCAAAAAAGAACGGATAAGGAAGGAAGAGTATGATAAGGTAGCAAAGGAAGGTGAAACGACAGCTTTTGAAGATTTGACTGATGATCAAAAGACGGATCTGAAGATTGACGATGAAAGCCTTCGAAACAAGTACAGAGACAAGCTCCAGGAGGGTATTGACGCTAGAGGTTTTTCAACCGAGTTACCTCCTTCCTTTTTGGGTGGTTCTGTAACCCAAACCGAATACGGAAATGCAATTAAGCTTACTGACCCTAAGACGGGTAAAGACCGAACTGTGAGTCTAATTAGTGGCGGTGAAAGAAGAACTGTAACCAACGTAGGGTTTAGCGGAAAAGGAGATGACACCCAAGTGTTTTATATCTACACAGACCCAGACAATCCTAACGGATACAGAGAAGCTGTCGTCCCTTTCGATTCTACTGAAGGAATGAGCTTGATAAACGACACGGGGTCTATAGGGGCTATAGCCAAGATGGTTGGAGTGAGCGTCGAGGATCTTGAAAACATTGAGCCAGTTGCTAATAGCGGAGAAGAAGGCGGAAAAGGAGGTGAAGAAGAAGGCGGAGAAGAAGGCGGAAAAGGAGGTGAAGAAGAAGGTGAAGAAGATGTCGTTCAGGCTTCTACAGGGCCTGCTGTCAACCCTATTGACAACTACAAATCTGCTATAAATTCTTTACTAGAGGCTAACCCTCTTACGGGAACCACTTCTGGTTCTGGAGATTTTTTTAGAAGCGACTTAGGGAAGTTTGCAAACAGGATAAAAGACATGTCTATTGCTCAGCAAGCAACCGAAGTAGATAAAGAGATAAGAAGGTTAAAAGGTGTACGGTCTCAAGAGAGGTTTAGTAACCCTGAAAGCTATCAAAGAAGTCAAACCTGGAGGAATGCAGATAAAGCATTAAAAAAGCTGGAAGAGGTTCAATCAATGCAGGAGGGCCTAGACACCCCAGAAAACAGAGATATAGCAGTTGAGGACATCAGAACAAGAATAGACGAAAAGAAACAAGAGCTTATAGAGTCAGAAAACATTTCTGATCGTAATTCCAGAAAGAAAACAAGAGATAGAATAAATCAAGATATAGTAGAGCTTGAGCAAGGACTGGAGGGCCTTGATTTATTTGCTAATCGTGAAGAATCAAATTCTAATACAGCAATTCAAGGCGAAGGAGCAGGCATAGCTTACAGCAAGCCACGGCCACCACAAGATATTTCCCTCCTTGAAGTGGGCAACGCATCGTCAGGATCAACTTCCGAAGAAAGAAAGTTAGCATTCGGTGAAGCCACGAGGATGGCTAGAGAGGCAGGTCACCCATTTCCTGAAGTTGTGGCCGCTCAATTTGCAAAGGAGTCGGCTTACGGTAAAGAGACAGGCGGAGAATTTAATTACTTTGGACTTAAGTCAGGTAACGCCATCATTAAAAGGCTTAAAGATGCTGGAATTGTAGCTACAGCAGCTGATAAAGTAAATACAGACGAAATCATAAACGACAAAACCGTAACGATAAAGGATAGCTTTCTTTCGTTTGAATCCCCAGAGGATGGGTTTATGGCTTATCTAATATTTATAGATACCGTTAAGAAGAAAAACGAAGATGGATCTTACGTCAGAAGGTATGGGCCTGCATTGGACGAAGCAGAAACAGCGTACGATTACGTTAAGCAAATAAATGAGTTGGGTTACTCTACAACGCCGCCGAAAGCATACGCTGATAGCACTAACGCTATCGCACAAGGCTTTGGAGTTGATCTAAGAGAGATTACTAGAGAGCCACAAGGCACAGCAAGTAACTAAAACAACATGCCAGAAAAAAACAAGTACTCTCAGTATACTCGCAATATGACTGAGGCGCAGAAGGCGCAGTTTAATTACATGGTGAATGCGTTTGAGACCAGGAACCAGCGCTCTTTAGTTTCGGCTAATGCAAAAAGCCCTGATAAAGAATACAGCCTAGGTGATTACAGCCAAGAGATACAAAACGTATTATCTAACGAGCAGTTTGGAAGAGTTGAAGAAGAGGCTAGGATTGCTGGTATAAACAAAATACTTGAACTAGGCAATGTAGATTCGGAAAGCTTTTTTAAGGAGAGACCTGAGGCCACAGCTATTGATGCTATGAGAGCGACAAACTACAACCAGTTTGCCGACAAAGAGAAGGTTTACATGGAGTCTCAAGCTAATAGCAGGGACAAGATGGTCTCGGATCTCAACGAAGAGTACAACCTGACATTTCAAAACTCTTTTAAGTTCCCAGAAATGGGGAGGGGTCTTAACGAGATACTCCCTGACTTTATAAAGAACGACCCAGAGAAACAACAGCAGTTCGAGACAGCTTTTTACAACGAGACAGGCGGAGCTAAGATAGACTTCAACGAAAGCGGACAAGTCGGTGACCTTTACACGGATAGCCTTGTGGGTAATGCGGGAAGGCAGGTGGGAAGATGGTTTAATAACGCTATGAATGAAGTGGCTGACAGCGCTCTAGGAACAGCTAACGCTATATACGATTTGGCTGGAGGAGATCCATCTAAGAAAGATGAGGAGTTTTTAGCCAAGCAAGAGTCAGGGGAAGTAGAGACTGGATACGAAAGGCTTCAAAGATTTGAAAAAGAAGGAGCTTTAGGCGTTGGGTTTGATGACCCTTTGTTTTGGGCGTCTTTCTCTAGCCCCGAAGCAAGAAGACAGCTTTACGCTTCACGGCAAGGTCCTCTTCTGGCTTTTGATTTTCAGCAGATGATGGACACGGGTGGAGTTACGGAGGCTACCGCTGGACAGCTTTTTTCCATTGGCATGGATCAATTGGTTCAGTCTGCCCCATTGCTTTTAGACTTGGCTGGAGGTGCGGCCATAGCCAAGGGGTTGCTCAAAAGAACCACTAAAGTTATGGCTAAACGCGCTACCGCGAAGGCTGGGAAGAAGTCATTAAGAAAAGAGGGGGAGATACTAGCTAGAAATCCAGAAAGCATGCGCATGATGTCCAATAAGGCTGCAAAAGCTATGGATGATCGCGTTGACTACATACTTTCTGAATCTGCAAAAGCTCAGAGAAGAATAAACCAAGCAGGGGCTTTCTTTGTGTCAGACGCTCTTGTTGCTTCTCAGATGCACTCAGACAACGTAGGACAGGACTGGTATGACAACCTTAGTGGAACCGAAAGGTTCACATACCTAGGGATTCAAGCTGGAGCTGAAGTGGCTTCTGGTATGGTTTTGGGGAATATATTTGCTAGAGGTTTCGGTCCAGGTAAAATGACGCGAAACATACTAACTGCTGAGCGCAGTGCAATAAAAGAGTACGGAAAGAATATAGTTAGATCTACTCTGCTGGGAGCTACCGAGGAGGTGTTTGCAGAGGGTGCTACCGCTGCGATTCAGTACAGAAACGAAATATCAGCTAGAATAAAAGGAGGGGACGAGTCAGCTTACTTTGACGACGGTGAGTTCAGAAGAAAGGTTCTTGAAGGCGCGACAGCTGGCCTGCTTATGGGTGGACTTGCTGGAGGTCTCAGTGGGACAGTAGGGGGCGCTGCAAAGGCAACCCTTGCTACAATGCACAAAACCTCTATTGACGCCAAGAAGGAGCAGGCAAAAGCAGCTGAGGCTGTTAATAAGGCAGCCACGCAGACTGCCAAGAAGGATGCTATGAAGCGTCTTGAGATTGCCACTAAAAAGTTTACGGCTAGTCAGTCGGCTATGGCTAGGGCGTACAACGTAATGGCTCAGGCAGACCCAGAAAGGTTTGATGAGATCGCTAGGACTCAAGGAGCTATAAGCGCTCTTGTTCAGCAACACAAGGCATCAAAGGACCCTGAGTTTCAGGAGGCCACATTTCAGGAGATTAAGTCTTTAGTGGAAAAGAAGCAACAGCTAGAAACAGAAGCGGCTAAATCTGCTGGTGTTGAGGGGTTAGATGAGCTGTACAAGCAGGAATTTGACAAAGTAAACAAGGAGAGGGGGACTAAAGAGAAGGCTTGGAGGGCAAAGACGGATCCAGATTTAATTGCTCAAAGAGAAGTAGATCGTCAGATGGAAGAACAGCGAGAAGCCTTCGAGGTGGCTCAAGAAGCAAACTCTCCTGATCAGAATACAGACGACGACGCACAGGACCAGGAGGGTGAGACGCAGGAGGGCTCTGGCATGCAAAGAAATGAAGATGCGCCTATTGAAGGGGTAGAGGGTGATGCCAACTCCCCCATGAGTCCGACAGCTTTGGAGGGTCAACCCCTTGCCGCTAAGTATAGAGACGTTGTAGGTAGGGTAAACAACCTTCTCAAGGCTTTTAAGCCTTTGGGTGTCGATGCTGTTGTACATACTACAGAGCAAAGCTTTTTTAACGCTACAGGAGCGACTTCATTGGGTATGTTCAGGCAGGGTAAAACCGTACACATAAACCTAGAAAAAGCCAACGTAGGAACCAACACGGTTAGGCACGAGTTTCTGCATGCTGCTTTCATGACGCTTACACCTCAGAAAAAGCAACAGTTCTTAGAAGAGCTAAGGTCAATTAGAGGCATTAACGCTAGGAATATCGAAAGGGCTGTAGAAGAAACTTACTCTGATTACGATTCTGAGAGTCTAATAGAGGAAAAAATAGTCAACATATTAGAGAGCGCTCTTGATAAGACCCCCTTAGAAGCTAGACAGTCAACAATACAGAGGATTGCAAACTTCTTTAGAAGGTTGTTAGGTATAAAAGAACAAATTACCGAAAGCGACCTGCAAGGCTTTGTGCGTCAATTTAGAGCCGCTGAGAGAAGCGGAGTAGAGTTCGAGGGGGGTAGAGCATCCCAGGGGGCTGATATGGACGCAAGGGACCTAGGAATGAACCGAGGAGGTTTTAAGTCAACAGCTTACCCAGACTTAGTGCGAAAGAAAGTCACATATGTTAAAACCTTTCTCAACAAGATAGGTGAAGAATACCAGTTGTATGATGAGGTGTTTGTCAATGATTACTGGCACTTCAGAAACTGGTGGATCAAGGAGACTGGAAACGGGAAGAGAGGTAATTACCTAAGCAACTTTGCTTACGTAGGTGAAAATGGAAAAAGCAAAAAAATAAACCCACCAAGACCTAAAGTAGACAAGTCTACAGGTGAGGTTGTTGACATGGAGCCGAAGCTAAAGACTCCATTTGAGATGAAGCTATCTGCTAATCAGCGGTCTATGGCAAAACGCGATAGAATAGGAGACAGAGACAGCGCAACAGACTCTTTGATAAGCAGAATGATGGAGGTTGTTGGGCTAAGCATTCCAGCAGCTAGAGAGGCTAAGTCTGAGTTTTTTATTGATGAAAGCGGAAAAGAAACGGAGGGTAAGTCCGAACTGCCTGTAGTGTTTAGCGACACCATCTTCACGGAAGGGTTGAGAAACATGCAGTTTCAAAATGAGTATGGGGATGCCGTCCGTAGCACAATGGACGACTTTGCATTCTTAGTCCCTAAGAATCAATCAGGTGAGTTTGCATACAGCATCCGAAACAACGGAGATGGATCGGTAACTATAGAGGCTCATTCAAATGTTCTGGTTGCTAACGGCAAGGAGCAAGGAGAGGTTCTTGCCAAAGGGTCTGTAAAACCGTCAGAGGGGTTAGAGGCGAGGGAGTTAAAAATATCCCAATCAAACACCCTGGGTAAAGAAGAAAACAGAGGCGACATATTAAGAGATACTGCTGGTAAAATGGCGGCATCCTTAGGGTTTGATAAGACTGGAGATTATTCTGGCGTAAGAGACCTAATAAATAGAGGCGGAGAAATTATAACCTCTCATATCGATAGAACAAAAGCAAGAATAGTTAGAGATCAGCTAGTTAAAATGGCCGTAGAAGAAGCCGAAAGACTGGGACTTAAAGAAGGTGAGATTGGAGAGATTGTTATATTTCATACTCTCCTGGAAAAAGAATCGTCTTTAGGCAATCCTTATGTGTTTGAAGAGGTAATGAAAAAGTTCTCAAGCGCTAAGGAGATAGAAAAATCTTTTAGAAAAAACACCAATGACGCAATTGCATTTAGAAACGCCCTTGAGGGTGTGCTAGATGGTGATTCAGAACTTGATCAGTTATTTGATGCAATAGACAAGGGTAAGGAAATACAGGTTGATGACGTCTTAGCAAAAAAAATAACCGATCTTCTTGTTAAAAACTCAAGAGGATTTAATTTTGCAACCAGAACAACTATATCAAAAGAAGTAACTGATTCCTCATCTAGAGATTCTATTTATAAAAAATATAATGACGATCTGTGGAAGGACACGGAAATAGGAAGTGTAGTGGCTTATACTGTTGTTCCTTTCAAATACACACCTTCAGAATCTAGACCAATAAAAGGATTTAGTCTAGCTACAGAGCCAGCCAAATCTAAAAGCCCGTTCAAGGGTATTATAGCTCCTGAGCAAATATTTGATGGAGCAAATCTAGTTCCTGGTCCAAAAACATTAATACCTACAGACCTCTACCACTTAGCAGAATTACTTCCAGAAACAGTTACAAAATTAGATAAAAAGGGAGATGAGGTTCAGGTCACTGAAAGGTCATCAGACCTTCCTGTTGATCAGCAAAGAAAAGAACTAAACCCTAGAGCCGCAATATCAGCGGTAAAGGGAAGGGTTCAGCCAACTAGCTTTTTAGACTTAGACAACTCAACAAGAGATCCAGAATCAAGAGACTTAGGGTTGAATCTAGACAATCAAACTGAACTTCCGTTTGAGCCTAACAACCTAAACGGATTCCAGGCTTTCATGGCTCGTATGGACCAGTTGTTCGCTAACAAGTATGCAAACGTTATGCGTATGCAGAAAACCATCGAAAAAGCCAAGGGTAAGGTAGTCGAGTTAAGTAAGGACTTTATAAATGCCGAGGCTCTTCTTTACGGTAAGACAGCCAACGATCTTGACAAGCTGGACGGTAAGGTAAAAGACATCTCTCTGGAGATGAAGGACAAGGGCATTAACTCAGAGGACGTATCGGAATACCTCATCGCAAGACACGCTAAAGAACGTAATGCTGTCATCTCTGAGCGTACAGAAGGTAAAGACGAAGCTGGTAGTGGTATGACCAACGAGAGGGCTGACGAGATCATGAACAGCCTTTCGCCCGAAAAGAAAGCTGCTCTTGAGTCAGTAGCTGCTAAGGTTGATGCCATCACAGCCGACACTAGAAAGACTATGGTAGACTTCGGACTCGAAGAGAAGTCCACAATCGACGCCTTTGAAGCTATGTTCCAAAACTATGTACCTCTTGGAGGTTTGGCTTTGGATGAACAAAACTCAGATACCTCACTCTACCCAACAGGCGGAGCAGGCATGAGCGTATACGGAGACACAACGAAGCGAGCCAGAGGCCGTAAGAGCGAAGCACAGAATGTACTCGCACAGGCTATTGCACAGAACGCAGCCGTACACGCCAAAGCACGTAAGAACGAAGCACTATCATCACTTTACAATCTCGTAAAGGACAACCCTAACCCTAAGGTGTGGAGACTCGCTAAGGAGGTTCCGTTCGATGCGCAGAGCGCGGTGGGCGTAAGAGTAAACGGTGAGCAACAGTTCATTGTGTTTGCCAATCCAGACATGGCTAAGTCATTGAAGAACATGGGGGTTGAGAAGCTCGACCTTTTCAGTAAGGCTATGCGTAGGTTCTCTGGTTTCCTAAGACGCTCATTTACAACGGCTAACCCTGAATTTATCATCTCCAACTTTGCGAGGGATATCCAGTCAGCGTTGTTTAATGCTATGGCGGAGGCAGACATTCCAGGCGGTCAGATTCCAGGGCGCCATATCGCAGCTAAGGTGATGACCCGTGTGAAGCAAACCCTTCCAGCCCTGCTCAAGAACGCAGTAGGTAAGGACTTGTCTCCAGAAATAGCGGCATACTTCGAGGAGTTCAAAGAGGACGGCGGTCAGACAGGATGGGGATTTGTAAAAGACGTAAGTACGATTGCGGCTGAGATTGAGTCAGAGATAAACGAGAAAAGCAAAGCGAAGAAAGCATCCGAATGGATGGCTAAAAACAGCATAGAGGTTATTGAGAACGTAAACGATGCGTTTGAGAACTCTGTTCGTCTTGCAGCATATATCGAAGCTAGAAAGGCAGGGATAAGCAGAGAGAAGGCGGCAGAGCTTTCCAAGAATATCACGGTAAACTTCAACAGATCGGGTGAGCTCGGACCAATGGCTAACGCATGGTACATGTTCTTCAACGCATCTGTACAGGGTACTGTAAGGCTTGCTCGATCACTTGGCACCCTGAAGGATGTGCGTAAGCCTAACGGGGAGCTTGAGTCCTGGCATAAGCGCCTTAATGGGGCTCAGAAGATGGCCTTTGGATTATCCCTGACTACTGGTATGCTTACTATGATTAACATAGCGATGAGTGATGACGACGAGGATGGGGTTTCTTTCTATGAAAAGATTCCAGACTACGAGAAGGAGCGTAACCTGATCATCATGTATAGTGGAAAGAACTACTTCAAGATACCTCTCCCATACGGCTTCAACGTATTTGCAAACATGGGTAGCTCTATGGTGGAGGCCGCTAACGGTCAGAGAGAGCCATTAGATGCTGGTATGTTCTTGTTGAACTCTGCGTTCAGCTCGTTCTCGCCAATCAGCTTCGGACAATCCAAGGACGCGGCAAAGTACCTAGCTAAGGGTGCATCGCCAACTATACTAAAGCCATTCGTTGACATAGCCGTGAATGAAACTTATTTCGGTAGCTCTGTATACAGGGAGCAGTTCCCAGTAGGAGCGCCTAAGCCACAGGCTGAGATGTCATACCGATCACCTGAGGGGGTTAGAAGTTTCTTTAAGTGGATGAACGAGGCTACAGGTGGAAGTGAGCAGGTTCCAGGATCGGCAGACTTCAACCCAGATAAGTTCTGGTACGGATTTGAGTACTATATCGGTGGTGCTGGTCAGTTCATTACTCGATCGCTTGGCACAGGTAAAGACCTCTTCGAGACAATCAAAGAGGGAGAGAAGGTGCCTATGAAGGCAAACGACTTCCCGTTCTTAAGAAAGCTGTATGGTGAGGCGTCAAAGTACTATGACTCAGACACTTACACGGACAATGCTAATCTAGTTTCTCAACTATACAAGGAGAGGAAAGAAGCAGAAGACAAGAACGACAAACGGTACAAAGGCGTAATGAAACTTGAGTCTGCTCGCAAGTCAACAGAGAAGAAGATTAAGAGGCTTCGCAAGCTCCGTAAGGAAGCAAGAGACATCAAGAACTATGTTGAGAAACAGAATAGAATCTATGAACTCTACGAGAAAGAGCGAAGCCTGTTGATGCAGTTTAACAAGCAATACGAACAGCTACGTGGAAAAGATTAAAGACACTAAGCTGGGGGCTTGGCTTAAGTCTAAGGCTCCTGGCGTACTTGACACAGTGGGCGACCTACTTCCAGATAAAGGAGGGCTTGGCATTGTAAAAAACCTACTCAAGAAAGAATCAAGTATTGATCCAGCTGAAGCAAAGGCTAAGATAGACGCAGAGGTTCAGTTTCAGAAGAATGTAACGGAGCGTTGGCAAGCAGACATGAGTAGCGACATTAAGCTAGCGAAGGTCATCAGACCTATAATGTTAATTGTATTAATAGTTGTTTTTGTAACAACAATGTTTCTCGACAGCCTTGATAATCAGCCATTTAACGTAAAAGATAGTTACGTATCTTTGCTTGAGATATTAATGTTAACTGTATTCGGAGCTTACTTTGCTGGTAGGACCGTAGAAAAAACCAGGAAGTAATGCCTGAAAACTTAAGTCATTTTGAATTTTTAGCAGTGGCGGGTGCTTTAGTCGGTGGGTGGATAAAATTTCAATCAGACTACAATAGGCTTTCGTCTCGTGTTGCTGTTCTTGAAGCTGATAACTCAGAGTTTAAAGAGGACATGAAGCAGCTGCTAAGGGAGATTCAAGAAGTAAAACTTCTTTTAGCTAAGAACCAAATGCAATGAGGTTATTTCTTCTGACACTATGCCTGCTATCACAGTACGTGATTGTAGGGCAGGATTCCTGCGCTGTATTCGGAAACGAGAACATACAGCCCAGGATGATGGGGTACATCCCAGAGCCTGTTCAGTGGGAGGAGATCGACTACGTATACCACATATACTACACCGACAGTTTTCCAAATAGCTACATACCTGAGGACATCATCATGGATGCTCACGATCACTTGAACGAAGAGTTCGATGAAGCTATGCTTACCTTCGATCTTATTGATGTTATATACCACGACTTCGATGAGTTTTGGGGCGCTCCTGTAATCTTGGAGCAAAATGCTGTATGCGTACCATACAGTTCGAGTGGGTTCCAGTGGATGGATGGGTATGTAGAGGACCTAGTATGGGACAGAGAACAGTACATGAACGTACATATATTTCCAAGTTTCTGCAACGGGATACTGGGGTTTGCATGGACGGCATACACAACTCAAACAGAACTAGACGGTGTGTGGGTTAGGTCAGATGTGTTTGGTAACTACGGACCACAGCTTTCTTATGACGATAGAGATCAAAACAAAACCCTAATACACGAAGTAGGTCACTTCGTTAGTCTTCACCATGTGTTTCGTAACATAGATAACTGCGGTCAGAATCTAGGTGACTGCCTAGAGACAGGCGATTTTGTGTGCGATACACCCCCAACTAAACTAAACTTCAGCTGTGAAAACCCTATATGCCCTCCAGCATTGTACGGGTACGAGACTAACAACCACATGGATTACTACCCTGACTCATGTAGGACGTCGTTTACTGAAGGTCAAATAGAAAGGATTCATGCCGCTCTTCCTATACTCCGACCTGGGCTCACCGATCAGGACCCTTATTGTTTGGGGGACATAAACGGAGACCACGTAGTGGGTATGGTTGATCTTATGCTCATGCTGGAAAACTGGGAAAATATATACTGGATTCCAGGAGATCTAAATGGTAGTGGATACTTTAACGTGATGGACTTTCAGATACTGCTAGGTCAATGGGGTACAATATGTTACGGCGCTGAACTTGATCCTTTTTATAGAGAGGAACCACGACCAGTCTTGAAACTAGAAAGGGGCCGAAGCCCCTTTCCATTCAAGTAATACAGCTGGGATATCCAGCATTGATCTATACGCTTCATCGTACTGGACATGCACCGCCTTCGCAGTCATCAATCTCCACCTCGTCCATCTCTAGCTGGGCTATTGACGTGATCGGTGTCACCGTATTACGCATCTCCAAGTATGTGCCTTCGTCAATCTCCTCCAGAGGAGCCTGCTTAAATCCATGCTCATTGTGAAGCAGGAATGATACAGACTTCACGTTCTTGAAGTTTTTGTCGAGCCACTCCTTGATGCCGTCCAGCTCTTCCTTACGATAGTAAATAGTAACCGATACAGCGTTGTCAGACCACTCAGACTGTAGGCGCTTGATAACCTCTAATTGATCCAAGGCTGTCATGTCGTTAGCGAACATGGTTCCTTTAGGGAACTTACATGGGAAGCTTACAACGATAGTAGACTTATCTTCTGTGCCATCAAAGTTTAGCACGAACTCCACAGGGTACCCGTGCTCCCTGGCGGCATGTGCCAGACTGCTATCAGCTGACATTCTGATTCGTCGAATGTAATATTCGCTGTATCCTGGATGCGCTCCTGGTGTAACGCCAGCAAGTAGACTAAGCGTTCCAGATGGCTTAACTGTTGTAAGTTTAATGGATGCTGGATATCCTGCCAGTTGAGAGTATTCTTTGTCATATGCTCTAATGTAGTCATAGCAATCCGACAACCAAGAACGCTGCTCTTCAGTAGCTTGCAGGTATCCAGTGACTCCAATACCCATACGCATGTTCTTGTGTACGATATCCTCGGTCTCCTTAACAGCGCATTTGATCGCCAAGCTATGCTTGTTAATTCTGTAAAGATAACGCGCAACTTTCTTAAGCTCTTCGTAGTGCTCAATATTAGGGAGATAAATCTCAGCCAAGCAACACGTTTCGAAGTTAGCTAGAGATTGTTCTGCACACGGATTAAATCCTTGTACGTCTGGATCTGGGTACTGAACCTCGAATGTCCTGCCCATGCGTCGTGAAGCCTCTAGGTTAATGAGTCCGTATGGTTCTCCGTTACCGTTGTATCCTTCCCAGAACTCAGCGGGTAGTTTTGAGATATCATCACAAACGACAGAGTTGTTGCTCATCGCTCTCCAGTTAGGGATACCTCCTAGGTCCCAACGCTTTGCTTGCAAGTACTCTACATCATCGCAGTCTCCGATAGCGATCTGTGCAGATCTACGGACGTTACCTGCTACAACGATTCTACCAATGATGTTCATTACATCGAGGCAGTCAACAGGACTGAGGCGCTGACCTGAATTCTTGTTTAAGATATCATTTATCTCTTGCATACCCCAGACCAGATCCTCAGGTCCTGAAGCTGTCCCCCCGAACCCTTTAATGGCAGAGCCCTTGGATCGGATAAGATGTGTGGCATATGTAAAGTCCTCACCTGTAAGAAATGAAGCCTCCAAGACGCGCTGTAAAAGCTCTACCCATCCCTCACGGCTGTCAGGCACGATAAAGTCTGCGTCGTTCTCGTCTATACGCTCTACCTTAACTCGGTTCTTAACCTTTGGTAGTTGGTATACATTCTCTCTCTGGATGTTAAACCCTACGCCTGAGCCAAGCATAAGCATTTCAAACGCCCATGTGAATGGACGAATAGGATCATCTACCACTACGAACGCGCAGTTTTGCAGAGACGGTAACCCCAATCGGTCAACCGTTTTAGTACCTAGCTGCCAGAGAAATCGCCCTGCCACGGTGCCTTTCAGCTCCATCATTATCTTCTTCAGCTCACCCTCTTCGAATTGGGTAAAGCCTACGTTGAGTTGGTCGCGACACGCATCAATCACACGATTAACGGTGTCCTCCCACTCTTCTGTTTTGCCATCGGCAGTTTGTCTGGAATAGGTACGCTTATAGACAGCATACCCTACCTCGCCCCAAGGGACAAGTGAAGGATCATACATAATAAAAAAATTTAAAAATTAAAAACGGACTACTAAGATAGTCAATAGTCCTTAAAATACTTCCACACCCTGTACGTTTCTAAAGACTTGAGGTCCAACAAGTTAAGTGTTGTTATGACATCCTCTCGGTCTTTTCGAGTGTACTTTTTCTTGTATGAATCTCGCTTATGCGACACAAATACATCTTCCACGTTCTCCTCGCAATAAGACACTAGGTCTTCTCGATCAACGATACTAAATCCACCCTCCTCTGGCATGTCGAATGCTATGATTTTAGCACCCCCATACATCCAGCCTGGATTGCCAGCTACGTTTTTAAACTCACACCAAATCTCATCTGGTAGGTTGTTGCCTTTTACATCCACCCCCCACTTCCCCTCTACGTCTTTGTGTTGCATCCAGAAGTCAACATGCAGGTGTACGTCATCTTTCCTTCCTGACTTTACGACCTGAAGACCTAAGTCTCTTGCCGCGCGTTCGAAGCGTACTTCAGCTACCCTTCCTGTTGAGAACGAATATCGTTTCCTGTTTTGACTTTGCATCGTAGTTTGCTTCAGAGTGTTCAAATGAAGCCTCCTTTACAAGGTCTAGCTCCTGATCCATCATAACGCGAACGCCAGCAATCATATTAGCTATGTTGCCAGAGTCCTCACGGGGGTTTCCGTTTTCATCAAATAGCTCTTCAAAAAACTCATCAATGAGTTCATGAAGCCTTACGGTGGCTATTCTGTAGCTAGCTCCTAGCTGTTCCTTTGTTAGCTCGTTTTTTGCCATATCCTAATTCTTTAAGTTTTACTATAGCCTGCTCAATCTGGTGTTTGTTTTTACAGATGAACAAAGCTGGGACTGGTTCTCCTGAGTCTATCAAGTGCTTAAGGAATAGCTTCCAACGCATCGGAAAGTCATGATGCGAAGGAGTGTACCCTTTGGTTTCGATAATCCATTCTCCGTTTGGTCCTACGAAGTCTGGAGTGTATTTAATGGGAAGGACTATAGCATCAGTACGATCCGATAAGTCTTTCCGCTTGGTAGTCATCTTCAAGTAAGTTCCTGGATACCTAAACTTCTCCATGAGCATGTACTCATGAGTCTCGTAGGTGAAGCTAAGCTTATGCTCAGACAATAAATCTGCACATGTCTTCTCTAATCCGCTTTTATACTTACCTAAATTGCGCTTTTTTGCTGATTTACGCTTAGGGGTCCCGCTTTTCTGTCGTTTCACTCAGGCTAAGTTACAGCCTAATTGTCTAAAAACGAAGAGTTCATGGGAAAAACAAAGGGCTCTTGCTTGCCCCCCTCTAAATCAACAGATTCAAACATCATTTTCTGAGTCTTAAAAGCACGGAATCCAGTTCTGGTTGTGTTCATTTCAAGGCGGAACGGTTCTTCAAGCGGGGTAGGCTCGCCTCCTGTTTCTACATCACGCACCTTACGTACATGAAACTCTGTAATCTTGCGCTCCGCAGGGACTGGATGCTGCACCTTTCTGTGAACCGTTAAGAACGAGTCAGCTCGGTTTACAAACTTACCCCCACCTTCAGTATCTTCAGCGTATGGAGCGACAGGTAACCCGTCCTCACCCTTGATCCGCTGTGAGGCTGTAACGGCATGCATGTTTAACCACACCGCAATGTTATTTGCTGTAGAGAATGTAAGGAACTCAGAGGCCGCTTCGTAGTGATACTCGTGTACACCGATACCTGACTTACCCATGTCGAGCTTGAGACTGTTGTACGGGTCAATAAATACAGCATCTACCTCCTGCTGCTTCATTACCTTTTCAAGGAACACCATTATATCTGAGTAGCTGTAAACTTGTTTGTTGCTGATTACAGTAAAGTGTTTTCCGACCCACTCATAAGCCTTCTTGCGCTCCATGTAGTTCATAGAACTAATTGGCTTGTTTAAGGCAAATTGTATAAGAGACATCTTTAGAGAAGCCGTGCGGTTTTCTGATGAATAAACAACCCATTTCCATCCATGCCTTACGGTAGCGTTAACCATAAGGTACAAGGCTACAGTGGTCTTACCGACATTACTATGCCCATTGATGATAGTGAACTCTCGCTTGTACCTGAAGTACTGGTCGAGATCCTTATCACCAGTGTCCAAACCTACAGGTATGCGCCCATTTGCATAGTCATCAATCCATCTGAAGTCCTCGTCATCTGAAGATATGAAGGACATGTCCCCATCATTCACCAACATCTCACGCTGCGCCTTCTTCTCGTCGTCGATAGTAGCTCGTATAGGGTCTTGCTTGCCCTTCTCGATAGCGTCCCGTATGGTGTTTACGGTGTGTTTCTCGTCGTCTACATCGCGCTTGAGTATCTCACGGGTTAGTACACGCACTACCTCGTCCTCTTCCATACGTCCAGCGGCTACATATCCACCGCACAGCCTAGCGGCACGAAGCAGGGTAGCGTGTTTCTCCCCGTCATCGCACTGACGTATCATACGTGCGGCTAGATTTAACTTTAAGTAATCCGTGTAAACCCCTGATTGTGAGACAGCTACCTGTGATTCACTCTTTTCTGTAGCGAATGCTCCGAAGGTAGATGATTCATCTTTGATGATGATGTCTGGGTCGTATGACTCGAAGCATGCACGGGATTCGTTGATGCCTGACTCGTCTACCTCTAGGTCGTACTGCTTACCGAAGTATGTGCGCAACGCACGGAAGTGATCACGATGACGCTCAGGATGCGTTATCTTAACTAATGCCTTAAGCCCATCACCCGACGGAGATACCCAGCAGCTGTATACATACGGGTCGGTACTGAGAAGAGCCTTGGATACACTAACATCAATGTGATCGAAATCCAAAACAATGTATCCGCTATGTTTTTCAATTGACTGGTCTTTTCTGTCGCCAAACTCACCGCTGAACAATACAACGGGTAGGCTTTTTTTGAAATCTTTTTCTCCACCACGAACAGCTTCAATCGTTGGCGCAGAAGTCCCCTCCTGTATTCTTTTGAGGGCAGTCACAATCGGAATCACATGGGCATCCGCCTTGGACTTCTTGTACAGGTCTTTGTATATCGTTACGTTCATCCGAGTATTTGTATTCGAGTAGTAGATTTAAATAATGGATAGCCTTAAGGACATCCTCCTTGCCGTTCTTGAATTCGTGTCGGCATACGTATTTAATTACATTCCCCTCTATGAAGGGTATGTCATTGGCTGCTATGAAGTCAGTGGGCTGAATCTTCATTTCCTTGTAGTGCTTACCGCCTACTTGTTTGTCGCTATGTTTCATTTGGTCGTGATGTTACTCCAACTTGTTTTATCGAAGTTATGGAATCAATCACAATGGTCTTGTTCTTAGCCTTGGCTGTGAATAGTTCCCTCTCAAGCCTAGACATTGTTTTACCATCGTTCTTCATGATGTCTATAGGTTCGTTGTACTGGCTTACGATCCACACGCTTCTAGACTGTGGTCGCTTATTCTTAATCGTAGTGACCTTTGCGGTCATAGAGTATATAGGTCGTCCCATGATATTAAAGGAAAGAAAGGGGCAGAGCTTTCGCTCCACCCCCCATATCCTGCTAAAACAACCTGTTAGAACGGAAGGTCAGACGACCCCTCGGATTTAGTTGCTGTTCGACGCTCTTGCGCCGCTTCACTGTTAGGATCCCATACACTTAGGCATGGCTTGCCATTCTTCGACATAAATAGTCGAAATCTAACGTTGCCGCCCTGTCCCTGTGCATCACGCTTGGTGGTGTACTGGTCGATGGCATCCTTAAGCTCGTTGTCCTTGAGGCGGAAAGACCACCCCATCAACTCGCCATTGTCATTGTAGCTTGGCTCATCGGCCCAGCCTACTAGTACGCTTTCGTACTTCTTTGTTTGTTCACTCATTTGTAGAGAAAGTTAGTAAATAAGACATGAAAAATAATTGCACCTGCAATAAGAAAAGTTCGTTTGATTAATTTTTTATACTTCATAGTTTAGGTAATCTGTTTGTGGATTATAGTCTTGCTCAAGGAAGTTGGTGATACGCTTGAGTGCATCATGGAACTTCATCTCTCCTGTAAACAGGGTGGAGTCAGAGCATTTAACGAGGGCAGGAAGGTACGGGTAAGTTTTCTCCTGTACAACCCAATAGAAATCTTTTATTCCAAACACCTGTGTGTAGATGTAAGCTTGGATATCATATGAGAAGTCCTTGATAGCATACCGAAACTTCTCCGAGCTACGCGCTGACTTACTATCGCTGATGAATCCATCGCCTAAGCAGTCGAGGAATCCCTTCACTTGTATGCCGTGTAGCTCTTCGAGGAATCCTACCTGATAGTCACCCTTGAGGTGAGAGTCAAGCAAACCGCATGTAGCTAGCCTGTCGATCATATCGTTAGCCATCTTCCACTCATCGCCTGACACAATTGTCTTGCCTTCCTCAGCCGCTTCCTCTTTAATTTCCTTCAGCTTAGCCTTGTATTCAGCAGTAAGTGTAGGCTTCTTGGAGGCTTGAGCCTTGTCGGATAGAGTGGTTACGATGGAAGACGGAGACATGACCGTGTACTTCTCGAATGCTTTGTCCCGTTCGAACAACAGCATATCGTACATAGTCCCGAACTCTAGCGCATCTGATTTGTATTTGACTTCCCCCTTCATGTAGCGATCGAACTGAGCCATATCGCCTAGGGCTTGCTTGAGAGACGAGTACGACAAGTGAGACTTGCCATACCGCTCCATTAATTTATCTGATATATTCATTGGTCTTCGTATAATGGTGTGCCGTCTTCAAGCATGTATTCGTAGGTTTCTATCTCAGCCCAGTGTGTGGGCTTTCCAGCAGTACACCAAAAGGTTTTACCCTTCGTGTTGATGTGATACTCTGCGATGTCTATATCACCCAGGAAGTCTTTGTGCTTAATGAAGTATAACCCTGTACATATTGGCTGTTCTTTATCATTATCAACCCAGTGCTTAGGCATCCTAGCCGTGAGACACTGACGTCGAAAACTTGAGAACGTAGCTATGTTAGTTAGCTTACGGTTTAGTACTGGGTACTTGCTCATCGCACAAACTTCTGTAATCCAGACATTTGCTTGTCAGTAAGGCTACCTCCGTACTTACCTACGATAGACTCATATGCTTTCTTCTTGTCGGTCTGCGACTTGATGTAAGCAACAGCTTTATCCATGATGTTTTCAGGTGGGTCAGTATCAAACTTCTCCTGTACTTTCTTGATCATCTTCTCAGCCTTGGCAGGTGCGGCAGGTGCAGCTGTATCTTGCTTAGCGATAGCATCAGAAACCTCGTTAGCTGAAGCGATTGATGTATCAATACCAATACCCAACATGGCTAATGCACGACCGATAGCTGATGTCTCGCAGTTCTCTACGTAGCTAGTCTTGTTGATGTTACTACTGCCCTGCACTTCATGTGCATGACCTACTGATATGATGCGATTGTCAGCGTCTACAATAGACGCCTTGCATACACACTGAGCTTCGTCTAGCACAGTAAACTCTGTGATAAGACTCCAGTTCTTGTACTGTTCCTCCTGTCGGAAGAACTTGATTCGTTCGTTGACCTCAACGTACTGTTTGCCACGAATGTTCGTGGTCTTGAATTTGTAATTACTCATACGAGTTCTTGTTTTAGATTTTCAGCTAGACCCTCTAGCCTTTTGATTTGGATTCTAATTGTTGTAAGCTTTTCTTCGATGCTGTTATATCGAAGGTGTACATTGCATAGCCTTACAGCTAGCAGGTACTTGTCTTCATACCCATCCCATGAGAACAGGTTGGCTTCATGCTGACGTTGATGATGTATGACTGTGCTGTGGTCTTTCACAAAGCTTTTGCCAACTTCCGTCTTGGTCATGTGCTGAGCCATAGCAACCATTAGCGCGGCTCGTGCCTGAACTTGTGGTGCCTTCCTAGATGTGTTGGGGGTGAGATCGAGGGTAGCGTAGTACTCCTCGTGTAGCCTTTTGATGTCATCATTCATTGGATTTGCTGGTTCAAATTTAAAGTTTAAATGTTATTAATGCAAGGAAAGGAGAGACTTTGTTTCTCAACGCTCTCAATGTTGTGCTGTCTCCAGCACACGGCGCGTCGCAGGATCTCCCTGCACACCATACGCCTCCCCCCTTGTCAGCGTTCTGACAATGCTATGTCGTAACTGCTGAGTATTTCGTAAAATTTTACGTAGTGATACATAGACCTCGATACTTCGGTCAAGCTATTCGCTACGCGCTCTACTGATATGCTGTCTTCTTTAAGAAGGTCTTCTACTAAACTGTCTGCGATATCAGGGAACTGAGGTAGATACTCTGATACATCTTTGCTTAGCCATACGTCAATGTCTGCTTCAAGTATATCGTCGCAAGCATACATGGCTGCTAGACGTTCTGCGTTAGATGGGTCTTTGTTTTCCAATACGATTTTGATTGCTTGTTGGTTAGTCATATGTAATGTTTAGTACCTGTTGTATGTTGATGCCTGTCTTCTCAGCGTATGCACCAGACGGGGTATAGTATGTCTTGCCGTCTCGCTCATAACTCCATAGCTGCTGTGTAATTTCAGAATCCGTATTCCATCCCATCTTCGTATAGTTTATTAATTTTTGTTTCAAACTCCCTGAACTTGTTCATCATGTCATTAGTCATTAAAGGGAGTATAACCTTTCCGTCCATCTCTTCTTTCATTATCTGCATGAACTCAATGAACAGCTTACGCCCATCGTTCTTTGTATGTTCAGCTGACTGATTTGTATATATTGATATCCTTGGCTCGCTCATTTGTTTCCGTTTTTAAAGAACCATCCAAACTTGTTGTTAAACCAAGTCGGAAGATCCACACTCATAAGCGTCACCAACCACCCATAGAGTCCTGTCATTTGTAAATAGTATTTCGTATTCGTTACCGCTAACGATGTTGTTGTATCCGTCAGTCCAGTTAGGACTTTGACGCGGGTTGAACTTGATGCGGTAGTCTTGTTCGTTTGGCTTGAGTCGATTGACCTCCAGCACTTGGACAACCTCGCACTCTATCCATGCACACACAGTCTTGTTTGCACCGTCATGAATCTTCTGAGCCGCCGTTGGTTGTACGCTTAGCTTACAGCCTAGCATAGCTAACTGATTGTCCTGTGGGTTTACATAAGACACCCTGTCTTCGTCTCCATTTTCTGAGAGGTACTTGACCTGCCACTTCATGAAGTTCGTGCCTCGTCCGAGGTGGAATCTAACTTTGTACATGAGATTTTTGATTTATAATTTTGTTTAACTTGATTGAATGTGTACTCCGCCCACTCATTGAAGTCCTGTGTTGGGTTGACGTGTACACTTGATCGGACACACACTAGCGTCTGCCCCATTGTTTATCTTTTGGTTCTTCATCGAACACCACCATGCTTCTGTCATCGCTCGGTGTATTCTTGACGATAGTCTGTGCTTGTTCTCGTGTGAGTCCATCCATTAGGACTTCTGGTCGCTTCTCCCAGTCACGGAAGACGCGGTATACTGCGTAGTTACTCATTGATATTAGGGTTTTGTTCGAGGAAAGCCTCGAAGATTTGTCGTGCCTTGTGCTTGGAGTATGTATCCTGCTGTGTCATAGTGCCTGTCCTCTGTGGGGTGGGTAGGTCTTCAATCCTGAAGCTGTCAGTTACATAGCCTGATGCTCCGTCACGGATACAGAAAGCTATGTTCCGTATGTGTTCTTCTTTGCGTTCGTGTTTCATTGTGTTTTGTTTGTCGTTTCCAATTAATTCTGAGTTGTCCCAGTCTCGAACAATCTCGATAGGTACGTGGTAGTAGTCCCCTGTCACGGGATCTAACCACGTCTCCATATCACCTGCATATGTTTCTTCGAAGTATTCTAGTCGGGCAATGATTTCGTCTTTCATGTGGTATTTCTTGTTCATAGTGTGTCTGATTTAGGTACTCGGAAGAAGT